AGGGACAAGTCATTTCACGACACAAAAAATCCCGAGGCTTTGCAGCTTCGGGATTTTTTATTCCATATAGGAAAGTGCTCGAAAGAGGACTCGAACCTCCACAGGTTTCCCTACTAGATCCTTAGTGGACCTAACAGCTTGATTTTCAATCATTTGCATTCCTTTCAGTGCTTTGTTTTGCCCAGTTTTTCTAAATGGGGCAGCTTAGATTGGAGCAAGTTTGAGCACGAACGGGAAGGTATTTTGTCGCCATTTGTCGCCTAGAATCAATAGGTTATGGCATTTTTAGGCACACGTCGGAATGGCATTTTCCAGCCACGAAACCGATGTTTCCCCACTAGATTTTCCGGTCTAGTCGCCCCGCCCACATTGACATGGAAACACAGGGCATGGACACGCAATCTACTTCGCTGCGCACCGAACTCGACCTGATCACCGAACAGGAACTCGCCCGCCATTTGAAAATCTGCCGCCGCCAACTCTACAACTGGCGCGTGGGCGGCCTGATCCCCTATTTCAAAATGGGCAAGGCCGTCCGCTTCCGTGTGGCGGATGTGGCCGCGGCGATTGAGCGGATGAGGGTGGGGTGATCTCAGGCCATCCCATTCACCGCAAAATCATCGAAAAACTCATCATCCACCAAATATGTAGGACGGAGTCCTAGCTGGAGTTCTTCCATGAGCCGGACGAGCTGGTCTCCGTTGATCAGTTCAATTGGTTTGAGTCCCTTTTCCTGCGCCATCTTAATGGCGTCAGAGGTGAAATATCCTGTGGTGATAAGAATGCCTTTGTCGGCGCTGGATGGAATACTGCCACGAAATGTCGAAATATGGCTGGATGTTACGGCTTCCGCATAGCGTTTGCACTGAAAAACAACCCTGAAACTCATGAAGGAATTTAGTTTCAGTAGCCCCTCACCATCAATTCCCTTGTCTTTCGGGCCACCAGTAACCTCGACCCGTTCGAAGCCGGATTCCCGAAGTAGGCGCTTGCAGAAGTGCTCGAAGCCTTTCGGGCTCAGGCCGTAAACTCGGGCTAACGCTTGCTTCTTGTAGTCATACGCTTCGGTGCCCCCAGGAATGCCGCTCTCGTCCTCGCCATCTATATCATCTGATTCTTGTGCCCCATCGATTGCTTTCTTCTTATTGGCCTTTGTTCTGTTGAGAACAGACTGCTCCTTGAATACCTTGAGCGCATCTTCCTGGCTCATACCCTTGAGGGATTGTCCGGACTCGGTAAGCGTCCAGACCCCACGCGACGATGACGTCACGTAACCAGCCCAGACCAAATACTGTCTGCAAAAATAGATCTGATTGTTCACCCTCAAGCCGCCGCTCTTGAGCTTCTCCTGCTGGACGTCCTCAGGAATCATTTCATCCTGCACGATCATTTGAATGACTTCGCTTGCATTGCCAGACCCTCCTAACTTTTGAAGGGAGCGGATAAGTGGCCAAAAAAAGCGCACAAATTGCGGGCCGGGTGCTGAGGATTTCTTCTTTTTTTGCATGATCGAGCGGTTCCGCATAGAGCCTGAACAAACCAGGGCTTGCCCGCCACATCAAAATCTGCCGCCGCCAACTCTACAACTGGTGCGTGGGCGGCCTGATCTCCTACATCAAGATGGGCAAGGCCGTTCGGTTTCGGGTGGCGGATGTGGCGGCAACGATTGAGAGTATGCCCGTGGGGTAATGTGCGTAATGCTAGTGCAAGGTTTCGTTCTTGAGCTTAAGAATTGCTGTGGCCTATATGCGCATGCTCCAAAGCATGACTGATGATCATGAAACAGGAGGAACCCTTCCTAGTGATTGAGCCAGCTTTCGCTGTGAGGAGGTGAGGGCTGGCCACAGGTAGTTCAGCATCTTGGACTTCATGGTTCGCAGTGCTTCTTTGTGGTCGTCTCTCTTAAGCGAAATCTTGAAGAACGACGGGCAATGGTCGATGTGCCGCTCCTGCAAGCGCCATAATACCATTGCCGCATATTTTGGGGTCAGCTTCTTGTTGACCTTCAGATAGGCCAGCGCTCCAGAGAGCCTAGAATCGTTCTCCTTCTCAGCGAGGCGTTCGAGCGAGCTGATCGTAGAATCCAACCTCATCTTGTTTGTGAGCCGGTCGAGTTTCCTTTTTGCTTCCTTCGGATTCAGTCGACGGCCCTCGTCGAAAACAGACAGTCCAAACTGAAGGATGCAATGAGAACCGACCATCAAACTCGCCCCCGTCAGTACATTCTGAATCTCGAAGTGATAGCGCAAACCATCTTTGTCGCAGAGCTGACATTTTTCATCCGGAGTTTCGTGATCAATGGTGTGGTCAATAAACGACCATTCTTCGAACGCTTGAGGAAGCGTATCGCCCACTGACAGTGGAAGGATATTCTGGCGGACTCTAGCGGAGTAATACATGACATGCAGACAGTTTGACTCGGTTCAGTTCCGAGCTCCCGGCGGATTAGGGACGACTCGACTCAGTATATCCCGCCTTTTCTTCCAGTCTGGCATGCAGCGGGTCAGGAGGCGGAAGAACTTTGGCGAGTGATCGTGGTGGACGAGGTGGCAAAGTTCGTGCATCACTACGTATTCAATGCAGTGCACGGGAGCGTGGATCAGGCGTAAATTCAAGGTGACAAGGCCTTTGGCAGTGCAGCTACCCCACCGGGTGCGCATTTCCCGTATCGTCAGAGTTGGCTCATTGATGCCGTGGCGGACTGCAACTTCCATACAGGCATCGAGGTAACGCCGAAAAACATCTTCGGCACGGGTTCGATACCATGCATTCACAACTTTTCTAACTAAATCCGAATTAGTCTTGTTGGAAACCGTAACGTGAAGAAATCGGCCACGTAATTTTGCAGGAGCCTTCTCCCCTGTCTCGACCTTCAACCGGTATTGCCTGCCGAGATAGACGAATGTCTCCCCGCTGACGAATTTGTGCGGTCTTGGCAACGGGTGGTAATCCTCAAGCTCCGCCAACTGCCTGACAATCCACGGGGCCTTTGATTGGATAGCATCTCTAACCTCCTCCTCGGAGAATCCACTCGGAGCATCGGCCGTTACGCTAAGATCGGGCTTCACGATGATGCGTAAGCGCTTCCGATCCGAAAGTCGGAGCAAGTAAGGGATGCGTCGCTCGCCGTATACGAGAACATGGTCAGATGACTTAGTCTTCATTGGCGATTGTGAGCTCAATACATTGATCGATTAGCTTGTCCTGAACTTCGAGCGGGATCTCCATGCCCATCTCTTCGCACACATCAAAAAACACGTCGTCGATTTCGTTTCGCATCCGATTCAGGGCATCGTGATTGTCTCTGAAATCGCGGATCTTGTGATCTGCCAAGCGATCCTGTATTTCAACCGCAATGCGAACGGCGGCTTTGAGATTTGGGTGGTATTTCATGATCTCATCTCGAACAACGCCGTAGTAGCGGCGTGCCATGTCACGGGTTGCAAGTTCCTCGGGAAGGCTATCATCAGTGCGGGTGGCCACCTTGTTTGCGTAATCCTCTAGAGTAGGCAGGGCCTCGATAGCGCTCATACGTCCACTGTAGATCGCGGCCAGCACTTCCTGGATCATCTTGGAGAACTTGGTGTAGAAAGCCGGATCCTTCTCCATTTCCTTGTCGATCGTGCGCTGCGTTGCGGAAGCAATCATGTCCGCTTTGGCCTCGGCGCTCTTACCCTGATCTTCGAGAACCTGCCGCCTCTCCGTTGCATCAAACAGGTTGATCGGATCACATAGCTGCACCACTTCGTCGGCGCTGACATGGGTGTTGATCAGCTTCTGAATCTTTGGTTCGTATTCGGAGAAGTCGATGCGCTCTTGGAATCGATGGGCTACTTCAGCCCGGAGGTTTTGGAAGAACTTCAGGTCAGCCTTGTAGCGCTGAATCGTCATTTCGGCTGTCGTTTCAAGGAAGCTGGTTGAGGACAGCGCCAGTGCCAGGGTGCGGGCGAAGGCACCGAAGCGCTCATAGAAGCGGTTACGCTTTGCCTCGTCCCGAAGGCTCTGAGCAAACGGTTCCGGATCGGTGGTGCCTTTGAGACCCGGGAATAGCTCCCATGCATCCGAGTGGAGCTGCGGCAATTTTGCAGCCTCCTCTATTACAAAATGCACGGTTTCCGCGAGGTCGTCTTTGTCGTAGTCGGCGAGCTTGGTATAAAAGTCGATGGCATCGTCCAGATCTTCGATCACTCCACTGTAATCGAGAATCAGACCATACTGCTTGCCTTCAAAAAGTCGATTCACACGAGCAATCGCCTGGAGCAAGGTGTGCGCCTTCAGCTTACGCGCCAAGTAGAGGACCGTGTTGCAGGGGGCGTCGAAGCCGGTCAGCAGCTTGTCGACCACAATGATGATCTCAGGTTCCTCGCCCTTTTTGAACGCGTTGATGAGCTGCTTGTTGTATTTGTCCTCAGAGCCATAGCGATCCATCATCGATTGCCAGAACTTCCTCTCTTCAAGCGAGGGCTCCTTTTTGTTATTCTCGCCCTCGGCTTGGTTTGGACCCGAAAACAGGACTTCCGTGCTAACTTGACCGAACTCATCGAAACAGCTTTTGTAAAGTAGGGCCGTGGCTTTGTCGGGCGCGACGAGCTGTCCCTTCATCCCGGTCCCTTGATAAGTCCTGGCATAATGGAGAGATACGTCCCATGCGATCATGCGGACCTTCTGCTCGGCCTTGTTGAGTTGCCTATCGGAAGAATACTTCCGCTTAAGATCTGCCCTCTGTTTCTCGTTCAAGCCAAGAGTCAGCTTTTCAAACCAGCTATCGATTGGCCCTTGATCCACTGTCTGTGGAACGTGGCGCGCTTCATAAAGCAACGGGGTGACAGCTTTGTCTTCAACAGCACGAGCAATCGTATAAGGCGGAGTAAACAGCGCACCGAATTGATCAAAAGTGCTCTTCTTCGGATTGATGGTCTTCGTCGTCTTCTTCCCATCCTGGCTTACCTTCACCACCTTCTTGGTAGCCAGTGGTGTGCCGGTAAAGGCGATAAAGCAGGCCCCTTTGAGAGCGAGTTTCATGCGGGCGTGATGCTCAGAGTAGTTGCTCCGGTGGCCTTCGTCGACCAACACAAAGGTATCGCGGCTGGCTCCCTTGAGGTTTCGGGCCTTGGTGGCAGCTTCAAATTTGTGGATTAGCGTGGTTACGACGTGTGCCTTGTCATCCGTCAGGTGCTTCACCAGGTCCTGCCCAGTGCTGGCCTGCTCAGGCTCGAAACCACAGGCGCGGAAGGTACCACAGATTTGGTCGTCGAGGTCGATGCGGTCAGTGACTAGGATGACTTTGGGTGTGAGAATGTCGGGAGCTAGGATCAACGCTTTGGCGAGCATCACCATCGTGAGTGACTTGCCGCTGCCCTGTGTATGCCAGACGACGCCACCAGCGCGAGGCTCATCCGGCCTGCCCCCACGAATCCGCTTGAGTATGTCCTCAACAGCGAAGAACTGCTGGTAGCGAGCGATTTTCTTTATCCCATTGTCGAAGACGATGTTCTGGTAAATTAGTCGCAGAAGTCGCTCCGGGCGACAGAGCGCATAAAGGGCTCGGTCTTGCTCATAGATCTCTCGGCCCGCAGCATGCAGTTTGATGAAGCCTTGCGCTGATTGCTCGAAGGGGCCGGTCAGCAGTGGAGAGTTATCCGCAATCGGACGGTTGATCAGTTGCCGGATCGCGTCATCCAATCCATCCTCGCGCCATACGGTCCAAAACTTGCGTGGAGTGGCAGTGGTGCCGTATTCGGCCTTGTCGCGGGCAAGGGCGAGGAGAAGCTGGGAATACAGAAACACCTGCGGAATCCCATCCTTCTCCTGGTACCCGATCAACTGTTCCACAGCGAGATCCACCGGCTGCTTCTTAAGATCTGTGTAGGCGCTGCGCTTGCACTCGATTACCACCACGGGAATTCCATTGATGAAAAGAACGATGTCCGGGATAAAGTGCTTCTGGAGGCCTACGCGCTCAACCTTGAACTCGGCCGTGCAATGGTAGGTATTGTTTTCAGGATTCTTCCAATCGATGTAGCCGATGGAGAAGCTCTTGGTGTCCCCCTCCACGGTCTGCGGAACACTGGTCCCCAGGCAGAGCAGGTCATAGACCTCCTCGTTTTGGTGAATCGCCCCAGTGGCACGGAAGGACTTGAGTGACTGAACGGCGTTGGCAATCGCATTTTCAGTGAAGACGTGCTCCTTGCCCTTGAAAGTATAACGACCATGCCGACGAATGAAGTCGATCAAGACCGAGTCCATGATAGAGGTGCCAAGACGGCCAGTTCGCAAACGAACGCACTCTTCAGGCGGCAGGTATGCCCAGCCCATCCCGATCAACAGTTGCAATGCCGGAAGTTGGCTCTGCACGGCTTCGAGATAGCTTGGAGTTTGGTAATGCTCTTCGTCTTCCATTTCCTCGTTTGGTTTATATTTTTATGCGGACTTGACCGGTTAGCAGTTTCTGCATGAGCCCGCTTTTTCGATCTTTAAGAGCAACCAGCTTATCATTCAGAGACTTGATCTCTTCATCGGCCGTTCGCAGAACATCTCCAATCGCATGTTGTTCATCAAGTGGGGGCAGGTCGATTGGCAGTTTAAAGAAGTCAGATGCATTCAAATTTAACAATCCGTTGTTCCGAACACCAGAGTTGATCCAACGGTAAAGGTTTTTGTTGTGCATACCTGATAGAAAATACTGTTTGATAAATTCTTGGTCAGCCTTTCGCTCATTAAGCTTGAAGGAATAAAACACATTAGGGACTAGACCCTCATCGTATTCACTAAGCTGATACACACATCCTTGCGGGAAGCGGTATGAGTTTCCCTTGTTGTAAGCGAACTCACCACGCCTCAAGAGGACATAATTCTCTACCTGCTTACCGGCGATGACGCGACTAAACTTGTCCTCTTGAGAGACAAAGCCGGTCCCAGCGGTTATGCTGAGTACTGGGTATCCATTAGGGTCCTCGGCCACAGTAGTCAATCGAGTGCAGAGATCGTTGAGACATACTTCTCGCCATACTGCCTTGAAGCGAGGTAAGCGCTTTTTTCCTGTTAGTAATTGCTGCTGAAGAGCTCGTTTTTGTCGTTTCTTAGCTGTGATCAGATCACCATGCACATCTATTAAATCATCGCATTTAGAAATTATCTTAGCAATTTCATGCTGCTCCTCCAAAGGAGGGACCGGAATCAGAACCTTCTCGAAGGTATCCGACGTCAAACCAAATCTTGTCACACCGTTAGCAAATCTTCTAAAATCATTGCGAGCATGATCGGTCTTAAGGGCATAGCTGAGATAGCGACCACATAGCACATTGGCGTCGGGACGAATAAGGGCCAGGTGATAGCCACATAAAACTCCAGGGGCATCAGCTTTAACAAAACAAGGAACTGCTATGTCATCGGCTGACTCTGAGTCCTTTGTCACCAACACATCGTTTTCTCGTAGCTCAAAGCGGGAAATCTCAGTGGCTGTTGCGGAAGCGCTCATGAAGTCCACGTCAGGACCTACCGTATCCCTATAATAGACGTCAGTGTAGTTGCAAAGTCTGACTGGCGTTTCGCCTTCTATCGTGTTTTTGTCAACCCCACTAAAGCGGATGTCTGCAACGCTTGATATGGCTTGCGTTTTCCAATCTTTTGGAATCCACCCAACCTTGCTATGCTTAAAGCCATTACGATTTGCATTCGTGGTAATCATGACTTGAAACCGAGTTCCTCCAGGTAAGTGTTCATCTGAGCCTCTACTTCGGCCAACTCTGCATTCAGGCGGGTGATGTCCTTCTGCACATCAACCATCTCGATTTCCGGCTCAGGTTCGAACGTGTCGACATATCGCGGGATATTGAGATTGAAGTCGTTTTCCTCTATCTCTGCGAAGCTTGCCAGCTTGGAGTATTTTTCGATCTCCTTATTCGAGTGGAAGGTCTCGACGATCTTATCCATATCCTGACGGCGTAGGCGATTTTGGTTCGTGCCCTGCTCATATTCAGCGGAGGCATCAATGAAGAACACAGGATCTTTCCTTTTTGGTTTACGGCTCTTGTCAAAGATGACTAGGGCGGCTGGGATGCCGGCCCCGTAGAACAGATTTGCGGGCAGACCAATCACACCAGCCAGCACGTTCTCCTCAATCAAGGACTTGCGGATAACGCCTTCTTGCCCCCCACGGAACAAGACACCATGGGGTACGACTACGCCGACGCGACCCTTGCTTTCAACTGCGGTAGCAATCATGTGGCTGATGAAGGCCCAGTCCCCCTTGCTCTTTGGCGGAATGCCTCGGTGGAAGCGGTCGAACTGATCCGACGCGGCGATCTCCTGTCCCCACTTGTCTAGGCTGAACGGCGGGTTGGCGACCACGATGTCGAACTTCATCAGAGCATCATTTTCGACGAGTTGCGGGTGTCTGATTGTGTCTTCCCACTCGATGCGGGCAGCATCGACTTCGTGGAGGAACATGTTCATTTTACAGAGCGCCCACGTGCTCCCGTTCATCTCTTGGCCGTAGAGCGAGAAGTTCTTCGATCCTACACGCTGGGATGCCTTGATGAGTAGTGAGCCAGATCCGCAGGTCGGGTCACAAATGCGGTCACCATCCTGCGGCTTGACCAAGCGAGCAAGGGTCTCTGAGACCTCGGCAGGGGTGTAGAACTCCCCGGCCTTTTTGCCCGCCTGCGCAGCGAATCGGCCAATCAGGTACTCATAAACGTCGCCCACGATGTCCATATGGCCGACCCTTGACGGACGTAGGTCGAGTTTCTTGCTATTGAAGTCCTCCAGGAGCTGCTTGAGTCGTTGGTTGCGCTGGCGGGTCTTACCAAGGTTCGCCTCACTGTTGAAGTCGATGTTGCGGAACACGTTGTGCAGCTTCGCCTTGTTGGCGTCTTCAATCGCTTCCAAGACCGTGTTGACGACCTGGCCGATGTCGGTGTCCTCGCGGTGGGCGTAAAGGTGATCAAAGGTGCATTCCTCGGGGATGACAAAGCGTTCGCGGGACATAGCCCGCTCAATGCGTGTCTTGTCGCCGTTATACTTCTTCTCGAACTCCTCCAGCTTCCCCTTGCGGGCGTCGCTGAGGTATTTCACGAACAGGAGGGTGAGGATGTAGTTTTTGTAGTCGCTGGGGTCGATGACACCCCGAAAGGTGTCGCAAGCGCTCCAGACGACGTTGAAGATCTCGTCTTTAATTTGTTGGTCGGTCATTGTTCTTACTGGTTGGTGGATTCTTTGGCTGCGCGAAGGCAGGCGGCGTTGGCAAAGATTTTCTTCTTGTCGGTGAGTTCGGCCATGAGCTGGCCTTGGCGGTTAATTAGAGCCGCGAGTTCCACGATTTTGCGCTGGGTGGCGAGGTTGGGCACCGGGATTTCGAGATTTTCGAGGACATCCCGGCGGACAACGGGCATGTGGGCCCCTTGGGTGGCGTATTTGCGCAGCACGTTTTTGGTGGTGTCCAGATTCAAGTACCAGGTGAGGTAGTCAGGACAGATACGCCGCGACGGGCGCAGAATGAAGAAGTAGGACGCGGCGAGCGCGGGCTTAGGGAGTCCGGAAGGCGCGAAGCTGAAATTCTTGGCACCTTTCGACAGAAGAATCACGTCCCCATCGCGGAGAACTTGGTCCTCGTTGATCGCTCCAGGCTCGATGCGGGCTATGTTTTCCAAGTCGATCTGTGTGCGCCCTTCATCGAAATCGCGAATCTGTAGCAGGGCATGGGAACCATTGGGGGTAGATTTCACCTCTTTACGGCTCTGGTAACCGGCTCGAATCTGAGCGAGTTCCTTGATTGTGGGATGCCTGTGGGTGGAGTTCACGGTGGGAGATTTGGTAATGCTGATCACAGTATAACGAGCACTGCGGGAGGAAAATTGCAGAAACAATTTGACCATGCAAGCAGAATCGTGCAGAATCTTCCGCGCGGTGCAACGTATACTGCCGGGAAGAGTTCCGGCGCGGTGTATTGCTAAGAACCAACAACCAGCCAATAACCATGTCCCGTAACTCGAACCACTTCGATCACGAGGCTTTCCTCCAAACCTTTGCGGGGCACGAGGAAATCCTCGAAGAATACCTCCAATCCATACCCGCCGCAGGGTTGACCTTACCACGTCCAGTCGTGTCCGCTGCCGCATTCGCAACTCATCTGGGCACCTGCCCTCCTGAGGAATACCGCGTCTTGACGTCTGGCATGGTGGAAGCTTGGGAAATGACCTCTCCTGAAGGTCACGACCAAATCCTCGCAGCTCTCAGGGCGGCAGGTCTATCTACTCCATACAACCTGAATCTGACATCCGAGTGCCTCGCTCTCCACGTTCTTTCCAACCGGCGCGACCTCTTTGAAACGGCGTTGAGCCTGGATGAGGTGCGCAAATGCGATTCGCTGCAAATGTTCAAACCTTGCCGGCCCGTCACACTGGTCAGCGATTTGAATACCGCCACCAATACGTTTCGCACCCTCATCGCCGCCAGTTGCGGCAGTAAATTCGGCAGCCGTCGGGTCTTGCTGCGTCGCTTCGAGAATACCGAGCTGTTCACCATTGGTTTCTATTTTGAGAAATCGCCTCGCGCCCAGCGTCGCCTCAGCGGCACGGAAACCTCGCCTAGCCTTTCCAGGGAAGAGGCGAGGGATCTCCAGTTCGATGCCGCCCTATTTGAACCGGCCACCGGCATGCTTGGCATTCGCTCCGGTTACGGTCGCCTGACTGATCCTATACGGCGCGCATTTGCAGAGTCCTTTCTTGCAGATCCGAGTGCCTATGAATGGCCTGGTGCGGCATCCATTCTCCAGTTGTCGGAACTTTTTGCCGACGATGCGGATATACCTGATGCACTGGAGGACCGCACTCTCATCACAGAGGTGGACTACTCCCCGGCACACGATGAGATGATGGCCCGCTACCGCATAACCGGTGCAGACATCCTTGAGATCCTGCGGCGTGATCAGCGATTGGATACAGTCCGTCAGGCATCCATACGGAGAGTTACCCTGAAAATGCCAATCGATGGCGTCACCCGTCGTCGTAAAGTCATCCTCACCGCGCCGAACAAAATCGAGTTCAAGCGTGGGGCGGATACCTCTCAGATCATCTCAAAACTTTATGACGCCAATGTCCTCCTCCTTCCGGAGTTTGATGCGGTCCTTGGTTGATCGCGCCAGTCAAACGTCCAGCCCATGCTTCGCCGTTGCCGAATTGAATGCCATTTCCTCGGCCGGCTTCGATCTTCTCCGTTCCAACAAGGTTCTGGTGAAGACCGGAGTGGCTGAGGAAATAGACCACCCATCATTTGGCCGCGTCGCGGTCCGAAAAACCAAGGGCGGCCTGCATTTGGTGGACTTGTCGGACCCGGCTCGCGATTGGATCAAGATTGAGGCAGCGGAAGTGGAGCGTTTCCGGTTCAGCCATCAGGGGATGATTAAGTGGATTGCACGTCTTTGCGGAACCGAGCGTGAAGTCAGCATGGACGGGCCCGTCTGGACGGTCGGCACGACATCCATAAGCGGAAGGCTCCTTCGTCTTCTCTACTACCATGGACCGGTCTCGACTGAAAAGTTGTTAGCGGCGATCAGGACACTTGATCTTGACGGAGCAGGCAATCAACACCTTCTTTTGCTTCCATTTACGATGGCTATCGCCGCAACCGAGTTGTTGCGACTGGAAAGACAAGGGTTGTTTTTGGAGTATCTCTATCAGATTACCACTGAAGAGGGTTTGAATCTTGAATTGGTAAGGCTTCCCGCTGCCATGCTGGACCGCAAGCCGGGATACTACTTCCGGAAGGTGAAGGGGGGCAACTCCTGGGAAGTCGGCTTCAATACAGCAGAGCAAAGAGCTGTTCCCCATAGCGTTGCGATGGAGCGGTTGTGGCTGCTACTGCGCAATCCAGATAAAGAATACACCGCCTCTCTCATGACGGACGAACTCAATGGTCGCTCTAACGACCGTAAGCGGAATGGTCAACCGGACGGTTCCAACAGTGCCCTCGTCCGATCAAAGGGCACACGCGGCCGGACCACAAACGATCTCACCGAGGATCAAAAGCACGAGGGAAAGGAAATACACGCCGAGATGATGGCAGCGAAGGACCAATATGGTGAAGAAAGCCGTGAGTTTCGAGATGCGGAAGAAGCGTGGCAGGAATTTTGCAACCAATTCGGTCTGGCTGGCATTCATGGCGGGAAGGTCAAGAGAGAAGGCAATGATGAATCGAAGGAGGCAGAGACCTTGAAAAGGTCGATAGACCGATGGATCGACGCAAATCTGGGTGGTGACCTCGACGCCTTGGCTCGCCACTTGGACAGCTATATTACGCGAGGAACCAACTTCGCATACAACCCTCCTGAGCCTCTCCCATGGCAGACGTGATCACGGCGGTCCAAATGCGCCTTCAATCCCCGAGCGACCAGTCAGGTCGCTCTTTTTTTTACACCCGACACGGTTTGTCCGGAATCGGACATCATTTGTCCGGCCAGCTTTATGAACCCCTGAAAGTTCATGAAGCCTACCAACCAATACCGAAATGATCCGTCTGAATCGCAGGAAATCCTCTGGTCAACTCCAGACGTTGCAAAGTTCCTGCGTTGTTCCGAACGCCAAGTTTACTCCCTACGTCAACAGGGACTTCCTGCCCTCCAAGTCGGAGGAATGGTGCGCTTCGATCCATCCAAGGTGCGAGCATGGCTTTCGGAAAAGGATCATTACAGCCCATCCGATGAGAGAGGCCGCCAGCTTACCGACATCGCCGAAACCGGGGACGAAGACAACTCAGAAGTGAGTCGCGATGAACTGGAGCGCCGTTCGTTTACCAATCACGAGATCCACCTGCCATTCCATGGAAAGCTAACATGGTCGCTCCTCCACCGCATCCCCGCTGGTACGCATGTCATCAGCATGATTTGCAACCCGGATGGGAGTTCCGTCTTCACCGGGCATACGGGCGAATATCACGAGCGCCACCTCATGTGGGTCGCTATCCGTAAAGCCGGAGCAGATCAGCGCAACTGCATGGTTACGACGGACATTCGCGCTGCCGAGGTAATGGCTACCCCATTCCCGAACGATCCTGGTGAGCGCACCAGTGACTTCGATCTGCGCTGCTCCCTTCTTTGCGATCAGCCACAACCTGCGAAATCGGTCTAACAATCTTCCGTGTTCCGGTCTGAGGCAGGCCGCACGGGACATGGTCTAACATTTACGCGGCCTCCATCAACAAACCAAACCACATCAAATACCATGAAACTATCCGCATCTGGATCTAATTCACCATTCGAGGCACACCCCGAGTATGACGGCCAAGCTGTCTGCGTTGACGTGACTCCACTCAAGAAAACCCAATCAGCCTATGGCGAGCGCGAGACATTTCGCTTCGTTTATGAGACCACTGAAATCCGTCAGAACGGCAGCCCATACTTGCTATTCTCCCGCAGCTTCACACCGAGTCTGCATGAGAAGGCCGCTCTCCGAGCTTTCTTAAAACAGTGGTTCGGTCGCGATCTGACAGCCGCCGAACAGAACGAGTTCGACACCGAATCACTCATTGGTCGTCCAGCCCGTGTGTCCGTAGTTCACAACGACTACAACGGCACGGTCTATGCAAACATCGGCCTGATCCGCGCCGACAAATCCGGCGAACCGCTCAAGCCGTCTGGTAAGTATGTTCGCCAGAAGGACCGCCAGAGCAACGACGAGAAGTTCCGTCCAGCATCCAACAGCGGCGAGGCTTCGTCCGATTGGCGTCGCGTGAAAGTCCACGTTGGCCGCCACACCGGAATCGACCTTGGCGAACTCGACCGCGAATCAGTGGAGGCACTGCTCACCAAGTGGCTGCCAACCGCACTTGAAATGGAAAAGCCGCTCAAGGCCGACCGCGAACTCATCGCTGCCATCCAGCAGGCCAAGCAGGCTCTCTCGTCTCAGGACGATGAAGAGGACAACATCCCGTTCTAACATCCGATCCGCAACGTCAATGCTCATCGTTCCACGAGAGTCCGCATCGCACTGGTATTTCCCGGACGGCACGCCCCTTCATGAGGTGCCGCGTGCCGACGGGAAGGGCTCACGCCCAACCAGTCTGCGTGACGCTAGAAAACTCGGCCTGTTCCCATCCGTGACCAACGTGCTGTCCATCCTCGCCAAGCCGGGGTTGGACGCATGGAAACAGGAACAGGCCATCCTCGCGGCACTCACCCTGCCGCGCACCGAAGGCGAATCCCTCGACGACTTCGCCAAGCGTGTCATCACTGACATGCACAGCGAAGTTGGTCGTGCTGCTGATCTTGGCAGCGCGGTTCACGCCGCCATCGAAGGTTATGCGCAAGGTCGCTGGTTGCCCGAGGACAAGGAGGTTGCCCGCCTCTTTGAACCGGCTCGCCAGTGGTTCGATGCGGAGGTCACACAGGTACACTCGGTTGAAATCGCCACCGGTCACCTCGAATGGGGATACGCCGGACGGGTGGATCTGGTGGCGACGCTCAAATCCACCGGGCGTCCGACCGTCATCGACTTCAAAACGCAAAAAACCCGGCGTGACAAGAATGGATCGTTCAAGCCGATCCTCCACGATACTTGGCCGCTGCAACTTGAAGCCTACCATCAGGCGCTCGCTTCCCGCGACAAGGGATTGCTGGACGCCGCCATCGCCTCGGTTGTCATCGGTTCCACCGAACCGGTGCCGGTCGTCACGCAGGTTTGGGACGATGCCGACAAACCCGGATTCTTCCGCGCCTTCCTCGCCGCCCGCGACTTGTGGGTCTGGCAGAAAAATTACTGCCCGGTGAAGGACTCACCGGATGCAGGCGATGAAACACCGCCGACCGCGTTGGTCCCGGCCTAACAAAATCAAAATTAAGATCCACAACCATGACCACTCCCATCTATCCGCAGTCTGCGTATCGACGCTTCCCTATCCAGGGATTTGTCGTGCGTCAAAACCGCCGTCGTCGCCGCTGGCCGATGATCGTCCTGTCATTCCTCCTCGGCCTACTTGCAGGCTGGGTGATTCGCGGCGGAGGCGCGTGGCTGCCATGAGCGGAAGCCTGGTTGCACGGAGTCCATCCGACCGATTCCTCGACCTTGCCACGGCTGGTGAGAACACGTTTCTCACTGGCCCAGCAGGGTCCGGGAAAAGCCACAACGTCCGGGACTACCTGAAACGTCACCCGGACACGCACGTCGTGGCATCAACCGGAGTGGCAGCCCTCAACGTCGGCGGCATGACCGTTCACCGTTGGGCCGGAATGCTTCTCGGTCCCGCCAAAGGGCAGAGTTTCGAGCGATTCTTTGAACAACTAGCCCGCGATCCGAAACCGAGCGTGCGTGCTGCCTTCAACAGGGTGCGTCGCTGCAAGCGGCTCGTGATTGATGAAATCTCGATGCTCTCAGGCAGTGCGTTCGACTATCTCGATTTTCATTGCCGTAAAATCCGTGAGGACAAACGCCCCTTCGGTGGCATTCAGGTGATCGGCACCGGTGACTTTCTGCAACTGCCACCCGTTAGAATCAACCCGACGCAATCCTATGACTGGGCCTTTGATTCATCGGCATGGTCGGCAGCGAAATTCCAGACCGTCGAACTGCGACGGATCATGCGGCAGGACGAACCGGATTTCGTGGCGGCTCTTGCCAAGTTTCGACGCGGTGAGATCGACGGCGACACCGAACGTCTGCTGCGTCCACGCATCACCACGTTCCCTGCCAGGGACATCACTAGACTCTTCACACACAACTCGATGGTGGATCGCTGGAACGACTACTGTCTCGGCGAACTTCCCGGCCCTGAATCCGTCCGCGAGGCGGAAACTTGGGGACCACAGCACCAAATCGACTTCCTCGAAAAGAACCTGCTCACGCCAAAAGTCCTGCGACTCAAGCCGGGTGCCAAGGTCATGTTCACCGTCAATCGCCCCGACGACGGCTTCGTCAATGGTCAGACCGGTGAAGTGGTATCCATCGGCATCACCTCCGCCGTCGTCTTCACCGAAGGCCGCGAGCTGGAAGTGTCGCCCTACCGCTGGCGCTACGACTCCAACGATCCGGGTTCCGCCTGGTTCGAGCAAATGCCGCTACGGCTGGCCAACGCCCTAACCATCCACAAAGCGCAAGGTCTCACGCTCGACTCCGCCTTCATCGACATCCGTGCCGCCCGTGAACCGGGCCAGGCATACGTCGCCCTTTCCCGTGTCCGCACGCTCGCCGGACTCCACCTCAAGGACTGGCCGCGTGGCGTCTTTGTCTCCCAGCGAGCACTCGATTTCCACTTTCCCCACTCACACCCATGAAGCCCTCAATTCCACCCGACATCAACTCCCTCGACCGACTTGCCGCCGCGCAGTTCTACGCCACCACTCTCGGCTGGGCGATCCATCCCCTACTGCCTCCCGACCGTGGCGACCACCATGAGCGCGGCAAGAAACCGATCCTCAAAGGCTGGCGCAACCACATGGCATCCGAGATCAGCCCAGATTTCCTAACCAAGTATTTCGCCAACGGATCCAGCCACAATATCGGTTGCGTGGTGCGTGCGCCATTCGTCCATGTTGATCTCGACAGTAAGCCGGATGCAGGTGCCTCGGTGATGGCATGGCTCGCCACCCAACCGGATCTTGTCGCCGTCCCCCGTGAACGCACTGGCGGCGGAGCGCACTTGGCATTCATCTGCCGCGACATCCCCGAGGAAGTGATGAAGTCGAAGAAGGCACCCACCTGCCAGATCAATGATGCCGTCACCGCCGAACTCTATCTGGACGGACTCAATCTCGTTCTCTCGCCATCGGTCCACAAAAGCGGCCACACATATTCCTGGGAAGTCACCGGCGACATCCCGGAAGTGAGTTGGAACAACCTCTGCCGCTGGTTTGGATTCTCGGCACCGGAAGCCAAGAAACGCGGTCGCCCGTCGAAGGAAAAACCATGGTGGGCGCGATGGAATGAAGACCTCCGCACACTCGATCTCGCCGGGGTGATGGAAGACCTTGGCCGTTTGGGCACCTGCCTCGATCCGGATCACAACAAGTGGTCGGTGCGCTGCCCGTGGGAATCCGATCACACCGGAGGCGTGTCCGACGCTCCCGGATCTGACACGATCATTTTCAACCAACCGGAAACCATGCCGGGGTTCAAGTGCCTGCACTCGCATTGCGAATCACACGGCATCCGGGATCTGGTCGAATGGGCGGAGGCTCAGAAACCAGGGATCATCGCCGCCCGTTGTTCAAATCTCCGGGTCTGGTCCCCAGGCAACACCAACGCCTCGGGCAGGCCACGCATCATTCTCCCGGCACTCGGTCGCGCCCAAGGTGAGTTCGGCAAGGAACTCGGCCAATACCTCGCCCCAGCTCTCGATCTGTTCCGCTTCTCAAACAACGTGGTGGAAATCACCACCGTTCCGGCCGCCGACAAGGCGGGGTCGATCCCCGGCCACATGCTCTCGACCATCAAGGCCGCGGAACTGGTCACCGCCATCGAGCGCACCGTCGAAACCGGTGTCACCAGGGAAGACGATGCTGGCGACCATGTTTTCGTCCCGAAAAGCATGAGCGAGCAGGACGCCCGCATCACACTTGTCAGCGGGTTTTTCAGCTCGTGCCTGCCGCGAATCCACCGCGTGCTCGACGTTCCGGTGCCGCACTTATCCGACGATGGCAAGCTGGTCTATCCGAAACCAGGATACGACGAACGCTTCGGCACCTGGCTCAATCCGCACGCCCCACAGCTCAAGACGATGGGCCACAGCGAGGCACTGCGCTGGTTGCTCCAGGATCTCTTCGGCCTGCCCGAGCATGGCGGGTTCTGGTGGCACGACGAACAATCGCGCATCCACGCGCTGGCACGCTTCATCACCCCGTTCTGTCGGGGCCTGATGGGATGGATGCGCACCCCGCTTTGGATCTACGACGGCAACCGCGAAGGCTGCGGCAAGGACACCTGCGCCGACCTCACCCACATTGCTTACACCGGGCGTTCGATCGTCTGCGCCCCGCTCTCCAAGGAATGCGACGACGAGATGCGCAAACGCATCACCTCCGCGCTCATGGCCGGCAGTCGCTTCTTCCATCTGGCAAACATGAAGGGGCACGTCCGCTATGCCTCGCTCGAAGCCGCCACTGACAACTCGGGCGTGTGGGAGGACCGCCGCCTCGGTGTGAGTGAAACCATGACGCTCCCCAACGAAACCGAGTTTTCATTCTCCGCCAACAATGCGACGTGGGAACCCGACATCGAACGCCGCTGCCGACGCATCCGCCTGCGCTTCTCGCCAGACGACATCAACGGCCACCGCTATCGTCACATCGACATCAAAGGCTGGGTTCGTCGCCACCGTTCGGAATTGCTCTCGGCCGTCGCCGCTCTGGTCAATGAATGGGTGCGGCAAGGATGTCCGCCCGGTCCGTCACCATTCACCTCGTTCCCGGAATGGGGGCAGACAGTCGGTGGTATCCTCCACTGTGCCGGGTTGCCGGACCCGTGCCGCCCACATGAAGACAGCCAATCGTCCGGTGACCAAGCGACCAAGGCGATGCGGGATTTCTTCGTGTTGGCTTTCGACCACTTCGGCGACCGCGAGGTGCTGAAGAAGGAATTTCAGGCTTTCATCCAGCAGAGCGAGGAGGTCCACGAGCTGTTTGACTGGCTTGATTTCGCCGCGCGGCGAGGACTGACCAGCTTCGGCAAGATCGTCGCGAAGTTTGATAAGCGTGAACTCGGGGGCATCACCTTCCGTCTCAAGCAGACATCCAAGAATTTCGGCATCTACCGTTTCTTCCGCGAAGGTGATGGAGAACTGCCCATTTGCCTCTCAACGCCCAAACCTGCCACATCCACTGAGGGACGTAGGGACATTGAGGGACATTTCCATACGCCTTATATGGGAGAAAAAAATGACGATGAAAAAAATAAAAATCATGATGAATTAAAAGGTCTCTATAAGGGGGATAGGAAAAACTCCCCCAATGTCCCTACGTCCCTCAAACAGGTTTTCTGCTCCATCCGCACCGACCTCGACCGCGTCGCCCTCGACCTGACCTGTGCATCCCGCATCGCTCTGGACATCGAAACCTACGGCGAGCGCAAAGGCGATGGCCTCGACCCGTGGAAGGGTGAGATCCGCCTGCTCACCGTCTGCCGCCACGGTGGCCCGATCTGGACCATCGACCTCCGCGCCGTCGGATACGATCTCGGACCGCTCAGGCCAATCTTGGAGGAAACCGGCATCATCGCCCACAATGCAAAGTTCGATCTGCTCTGGCTGCGTGTGAAGTGCGGGCTGTTCGCCAAGCGCGTCCATTGCACGCTCACCGCAGCCCGCATCCTGAGTGCCGGCACCAAACCCGGCAACGACCTCGACAAATGCCTGGAGCGATACCTCGGTATCCAACCAGCCGCCGACCACAGCCGTTCCGATTGGGCGTCGATGCTGCTCACCGATGACCAACTCGCCTATGCGGCCCGCGACGTGGCTCACCTCCACGACTTGCTCGGCACCATGGAAAGCGAGTTGGAATTTTCAGGACTCGATACCGTTTGGGCGCTCGAAAGCAATCTCCTGCCCTGCGTAGTCAGCATGGAGGCGACAGGCATCCACACCGATAAATCCAAACTGGAATCCATCGCCGCCGAAGCCGACCGACTTGCTCAAAAGGCTGCCGACGATCTTCGAGTTGCCCTGGAAAATCCAGGAATCAATCCGGCCAGCCCGAGCCAAATTCTCGCGGCCCTCCGCGCCAAGGGTCTCAAACTGGAATCCACCGCCGAGGAAGTTCTCAAAGCGGCTGACGACGGCCTCCTGGTTCCCCTGGTGCTGGCCTACCGCGAAGCGAGCAAACGCGCCCAGCAAGCCGAATCGCTGGTCGGTCACATCCAGAAAGACGGACGCATCCACGGACGCTTTGAACCACTCGGCACCGCCACCGGTCGCTTCTCATCCAAGGAACCGAACCTCCAGAACATCGGACGGGGTGAAATGCGTGAAGCGTTCACCGCACCGAACGGCAAACGCCTCATCGTTGCCGACTACTCGCAGATCGAATTGCGTGCGGCGGCAGCCATCGCGGGCGAAACCAAGATGATCGACGCCTACAAGTCGGGCGCGGACCTCCACAAACTCACCGCCGCCACCGTGCTTGGCAAACCCGAGGATCAGGTGACGAAGTCCGACCGGCAGTTGGCGAAGGCAGTGAACTTCGGCCTGCTCTACGGTCAGTCGGCCCCAGGTCTGGTGAAATACGCCGCCAGCTCCTACGGCGTCACCCTCGACGAGGATCAGGCGACCGACATCCGCCAGGCATTCTTCCGCACCTACTCACGTCTCCGCCAATGGCACGGCACCAGCCACAACCAAGCAGAGGCGGGCGTCACCGAAGTTCGCACCCGCACCGGCCGTCGCCGTCTCGTCCCGGAAAAAGCCAGCGAGTGGGAACGCTTCACCGCGCTCGTGAACACTCCAGTCCAGGGCGGCACCGCCGACGGCATGAAACACGCCCTCATTCTGATCCACGAGCGCCTTCCGAAGTCAGCCCGCCTCGTCTCCACCGTGCATGACGAAGTCGTCGTCGAGTGCCGCGAGGAATCCGCCAACGAGTGCCGGGAAATCATCACGACCGCGATGGTCGAAGCCATGGCCGCCCTCTTCCCAGAGGTGCCGGTCGAAGTCGAAGCAAACATCTGCACCACCTGGGCCGAAAAATGAACTCCGACGACTACTCCAAAAAGCAATCCGCCCGCGATGCCGAGTATCAGCGCGAATACCGGGCGTGGATTGAATCCCTGCCTGCGGATGAACGCCGCAAACTCGAAGCCCAAGGTCTTGCCGCGCCATGCCTCGCCAACCACGGCAACGGATCAGCCAAGGGTGATGCCGCCGACAGTCCATTGATGAAGGAGGGCGACGATCCCGCCGTGATGCCCGAACCAGAACCGGAATCCGATGACGAAACCTGCGACACAGAATCAGTGTGGTCATCACTACGGCGTGTGCTGGGTGAAATCCTCTGCCACGACAACGCCCGCCTCACCGCCGAGTGCATCGCCCTGGTCAGCGGCCTTTCCTACACCGGTTCCTCGATGACTGAAATCGCCGAACGCCACGGCATCACCAGAGCGGCGGTCAGCAAACGCTGTGTCGAACTAACCGAACTGCTCGACCTCAAACCCTCCCGCGCCATGCGCTCGTTGACAGCCCGCAAGCGGTATCGTGCCGCCCGCATTCGATCCACCAGATCCCATGAACTCACTTAGACTCCCAAACCCGAAGGTCGCCGTCAGTCGCGTTGGCCTGCAAATCTCCGACAAACTCAGCGTCGAGGAATGGCAGGAACTCGCGACAAGCATCGGTGAAGCCGCCAGTTCGATTGCCTTCATCGTCGGCGACTGGCTCGTCTATGGCCAAAGCCTGTTCGGCACCGAAGGCGATCCAGAACGCAAAGTGGATCATCCCTCTTATCAGCTCGCGCTCAAAGCCACCGGCCTCGACCTCTCCACCCTCCAGAACTACGCCTACGTTTCACGTAACGTCCCGTTTTCGCTGCGCACCGAACGTCTCTCGTGGGAACACCACCGCCTGATGGCCAAGCTGCCCGACGGTGACATGCAGGATTGGATTGAAGCCTGCGTCGCCGAAGAGGATGCCGGACGCCGGATGTCCACGCGCCGGTTGCGCAAGTCGCTCAACCTTGGCCGCATCGCAACCGACAAGGATCTCGAACCCGACGACTCCGACAAGGGCATCGACAACCACATCCCATTCGTGAACCGCCTCTCCGTCTGGTGGAAGCGCATGAAGGCAAATCGTTTTCTGGACACCGCCACCGACGAACAGCGGGAGGCTCTCAAACGAGACCTCGAACCGATCGTCACCATCTACAACCAACTCTAACAATACAAAATCATGGAAGCATTCCTACTCTCAATCGGATTCGTGTCTTGCATCATCGCAATCGGAATCGCGGTCATCAAAGCCATCGAAGCCGTGTGGTTCTTCAAAGAGTTCCGCGAAGCAGTGACCAAGTCGCTCACCAAAATTGAAGAACAACTCCGCAACCAAAAGCCATGAACCTACTCACTGACATCCTCACCTTCGTTGGCTTTTTCGCCATCACCTTCGGCGCGGCAGGCACGATCTCAAAATGGCTCAAGGCCAGCGAGGAACGCAAACGCACCCTCGCCGATCACAACGCCTCGGTAATGGCATCACTCCGCCGCATTGAAGAAACCCTCCGCAACACCAAGCCATGAACACCAAGCCCACCGAATGCAAAGCCGCCATCGACGCGGTGAAGGAACTCCTCGATGCCCACTTCGATGAAGCCGAGGACAGCGCCGACGACGGCAAGTTCAGCCTCGGATTCCGCGTGACCTTCGACCGTTCGCACTCACCCACCAAACTCAAGGTGACGTGCCGCGTGTCCAAGGTGACGACCGATGAAATCGAGTGCTCCATCGACGATCCTAATCAGCCGAAATTGCCCCTCTGATGGCGACCCGCGCCCGCAAAGTGTTCCGGGGTGCCAAGCCGCCAAGCAGGCTTGAGAAACGCTTTGAACTTCTGTGGCGGGCGCTGGGTGGACCTGAGTTGGAAAAGGAATTCCGATTTCACCCCGTGCGGAAATGGCGAGCGGACTTCGCTCACCAGGAATCGAAAACCCTGATCGAAATCGAAGGCGGTATCTACGTGAACGGGCGTCACAACCGCGGGGCGGGCTTCGCCGCCGACCTGGAAAAATACCTCGAAGCCACCTTGGCCGGATGGCATGTCGTCCGCCTCGGACCAAACGAACTGACGACGGCTCACATCGAACGCCTCGTTTCCCTGGTGCGTGCGAGTTGACTCCCGGCGCGGGGCATGGATTTCAAACCGCTCACCGTCCTCGTCACCGGGTCGTCCGGCTTCATCGGCAACCATGTCGTGCGGCACCTATGCGATGCAGGCCACAAAGTCATCGGCTACGACTTGATCCCGCCCGAGGACAGATTTCCGGACGGCAGCATCTACCTCTGCGGCGACATTAGGACCGCCCGCCTGCCAGACCAAGGAATCGACGCCATTGTTCATCTCGCAGCTCTGGCCGGTGTGCGCCCCTCTATGGACCGGCCTTTCGATTATGACTCAACGAACGTGGTCGGCACCCTGCGGCTCCTGGAGCATTGCCGAATCCACGGCATCCGCCATTTCGTCTTCGCTTCGTCGTCCAGCGTCTATGGACCGGACACGCCACTGCCGGCCGAGGAATCGACCACGCCTGATCCATGCAGCCCATACGCACTGACCAAACTCCACGGCGAGCAATGGGGCCGACTCTACTCCCGCCTCCACGGTCTGCGCTTTCTCGCCCTGCGGTTCTTCTCCGTCTGGGGTTCAGGTCAGCGCCCAGACCTCGCACTGGAAGCGTTCCGTCGCAAGATCGAGGCGAGCCAGCCAGTCGTAATCAATGGTGATGGGAGCCACCGCCGCGACCTCACGCACGTTTCCGATGTGGCCAGGGCGGTCGAACTTGCTCTCCACTGGCCCGGTCCCGGATCGGCCGTTCTGAACGTCGGCACTGGCAAAAACCACTCCGTCATGGACATGCTGGATGCCGCGACGAAAGCCGCCGCCGCTTTACAGATTTCGGGGTCCAGCTTTACTGATTTTACACCTACCGTGATCCACAAAGATGCCCACCCAGCGGACGTGCCGGAAACCCGCGCATCCCCTGTGGCCGTAAGGAAAAGTCTTGGCTGGTCACCTCGGATTTTCTTCCCAAACGAGGCGACTTCCGACGTGAAAAAAGTGTAAAGCTGAAATGGCTCCATTCACAAGATTTGGATGGGGGTGGGGAGACCCAAGGACTGGAACGGTCTCGTAAATAGATTTCCTGCCCGGTCACACTCAGCAATTAGCCGACGGGCATCTGTGCCAAGGAATCGAAGAAAAGACAGCCCACGCAACGAGGCTGATTCTGGTCTTAGGAAGATTGGCTGTGACCACGTCGTGGTAAGCACGCAGATGTGCACCTGTTGTCAGAACGTCATCAACGATCACAACATCAGTTGCATCAGCAGGTATGCCACCGACCCATCTCAATCTTGATTTGATAACCTCAGGATCTCTATCTGCTGAATCAGCTTCCTGCTCGTGTGCGGGAACGGAGGATTCCGTTGGGATCACAGCTTGACAGAATTTCCACCCTTTCTTCTTTGCTTCGTCACCAAGAAATTGCTCAACCAATTCCCATCGATTATCATAACCATCCGTCCCCTTGAGCGCTGCCGGTGGGACAAACATAACGTAGCCTCCATCCGGAATCACATCTTGAAGTTCTAAAGCGAAAAGAGAAGCCGCTTTATCTTTGAACCACCACTGCTTGGGGTTCTTACTCTTGAACAATCTGACGCTTTCATCCGTCCAAGATCCCCACTTTCGATAAACCCTGGCGAACTTGTAAGGAATGCGGTAGTCCGTTAGATGCTTTCTTCTATCCCATACAGGAGAATCGATCCACCGTTCTGCAGTCGTCTTATCTGCCCATGCATATTCTTGAGGTTCATTTCCGGAGAGCACGCCATTAACAACGCTGAACACCTCAGATGGATCTTCCGCAATTACTTTGGGATAAGCCATCATCAGGTCGCGACGGTTTTTTGTGCCCCAACCAGCGCCGATTGTCCACTTACATACTGAATCACCTGAAGCAATATCAACACACCGATCTCCGATCACAAATGACGTATTTTGATCTGAATGGCCGAGCTTTTGTAGAGCAAGCTTGGATGGATCTCTGCTAGGCTTTCCATAGCGGGTATCGCCCGCCGCAACAATGACATCAAACGGCAAGCTCAAGCGCTTTAGAAGCTTCTCAGCATACCATTTGGGGGAAGTTGTAACCACCGCAATTCCACAGGCGTTCATGCGTAAATTACCCAGCAATTCAGTTACCCCGGTGAATGGCTGAACCTGCCCCAGAATAGAATCAGTTAATTCGGTCCACTGTTGCGTGTCACGATATGTCCGGAGGTGGTGGGTATCCACAAGCGTATCATCCAAGTCAAAAAGAACAGCCGCATTCATGATTAGAGATCAAAAGTTGTTTGAACATGTGAATCGTCTCCAGAATCAAGTGGAATCTTGTCATCAAGCGAGTCAGCGAAATCAATCAAGTCGGATCTATTGGAAAGTGGTCTAGCGACACCTTCTCTTATTAGCTTTTGATTACCTTGAGCTTTTGGCTCGCCAATAAGGTGGGAGGGGTGAGCTAGTGCGGCTATACCTCGACCCTGAGACTTCGCATGGGCGACTGTGTGTAAAGTTCCACCCCGAACATCAGTCTCAACAACGACTATTCCGCGAGACAATCCGCTCTGAAGCCGATCACGTTCAATGAATGAACTCTTCGTCGGCGGAACACCAGGGGGATACTCTGTTGCTAAACAACCACCGGACTCCAGTATCCTTTCTGAAAGCATCTTGTTTTTTGAGGGATAAATCCTCCCAAAACCGTGGGCCAAAACTGCAATAGTTCCCCCATTGGCTGCCAAACAACCTTCGTGCCCTTCTGTGTCACATCCTTCGGCAAGGCCACTGACTACTGTCCAACTATTCTCAGCGAGAACATGCGCCATTCGATGTGCTGCCTTCCTGCCGAAATCAGTTGGTTCTCTTGTTCCGATGACAGCAATCCCTTTTGAATAGACAAGCTTGTAATTACCAAGCACGAACAAGAGCAAAGGCGGATTAGGAATACTACAAAGTGTTACTGGGAGCGGATTGACTCCACCTAGGATAGTTACGTCCTGCTTCGCACAGTCGTCAATTAGCCGCTCAGCTCTCTCCCATGCCAACCGGACATCATCGACACCTGGGATTGACGACAAACGAGAAATGGCTCCTCGAAGAAGAGCCTTATGCAAGGAATCAGCTTCTGTTGCTTCGTATCCAGACGAAAGAAAGTCGGCGACGGACCTTGGACCGACGCCCCTGAGACTAAGGAGTGTGAGAGTAATCGCCTCGTAAGACACGAGCGATAATCTCTGACCAAAGGCAGAAAATCAAGCGGTTTGAGTCGAAGAACTCCGACTTATGGGCAACGGACTGACGTATCCGGCAACTTCAGCCAGGCTCAGAAGCTGTTATTGAGCTTCAAACGCTTTGCCAGCCTCCTCTTCCGCGACTTGGTGCGCGACTGAAAAAGGTGGAGGCATCAAAGGTGATCATTTTTTGCCAGAACAACAATTGAACTGCAATACCATTGTAGATACGATTATGACAATCCAGATGCTTCGCCCTCTCTTGCTTCTTTCCCTCTGCCTCTTCCTCCCTTGCTGCGGCCGTCCGGTTGCTTCGACAAAGACCAATGACGCTGCCTTACTCATCCACCCCCTCATTGACCCGGCCAAGCTCGCCACGCTTGGGGACAGAGGAGCCAATTCGAGAATCCAGAAGGTCACCGAGATTCTGTGGCAAGCCAAAGTGAACGGGCAGGATCCTGCCAAGGTGGCAGATAGTGCCATTGAAAGTATCGGTTGGGGTGGCACCGAAAAGGGCCGTCTGACTTCGGCGGCAATGGTCCGTAATGTCACGATTCTGGAACGCCTTGGTTCCACCACGCCAGCAGACCTAGACGATATGAGACATGGGAAGACGGCGACCGTAAGGAAAGGTCCGTATGCCGGTGAGGTGCTTTCGGTGGATCACATCATCCCACGGGCCGTAGCACCGGAACTTGATAATGTGATCGCAAATTTAGAGCTGATGCCCCTGACGCTAAACCGCAAGAAGAACGACAAAATAGGCGACCGGCAGGTGTCTTTGGCAAAAGCATTTCATGGCGCAGGACTCTTGTCGGATGCAGCATACCATCGTATACTAGCCGTGGAGAAATAAGCAATTCCCATTAAACCATTAAGAACCACATATTCATTCTATGACAACAGTAAAAGCATATTCAGAAACATTCACCGCCGCTAATATACTCTCCGTTGAGGCAGGGTCGAACTGCCCACAAGGGGGCGATTACGGGCACGGCGGTAGAACCTTTATTAAACTGCACGACGAAGCTGCGACATCTTGGTGTGTTAAGATTGATGGGAAAGTTTTTGATCAACCGCGAGAGATTGAAATAGCGCTCGGTGGCGACCACGAGGCTGAGACATTCGTAGCTGCACTTGAATTTGCCGCAAAAGTTCTTAGGGGGCAGATTGGCTGTCCGATTTGGAGCAAAAGCCATGACGCCAAGGTTGATTTCTGAACGTCAGACCAAGTGAAAGCAGGGCCTGTTAGCACACTCTGAATCAGTCATCCAAGCCACATCTCCAAGTCCGCCATCGCCGCCCTGACGTTCCCTGCTGCCCCGGCCGCAATCATCCGGGTGGTGGCGATAGGGACAGCCCACCGCCTCGCGAGGAATGCCGCGAGAACCTCGTTATCAGGGGGCTGGAGTCGGACCGATTGGAATCGGGTTTGGAATCGCTCGGTCAGGCTGCCGAGGTCGAGGTTCGTGGTGCCGAGGAATGCGTGGCCTGGCTTCATCCGGTCGAGATACGTGAGAAGCATGTCCTGCGCGTCCTTGGAGCAGCGGTCGAGTTCGTTCACCACTTTGACCGACCACGATCCGAACAGCGATCCGTAGGCGAGTGAGCGCGTCCATTCGCGGGCGAGTTCGAGTCCCACTTCCTTGCCGTTCACGTCCTCGATGGCGACGGGGTGGTTGGCGAGAGTGCGGGCGATCATGTTCACCAAGCTCGTCTTGCCGATACCGGGAGCGCCGGACACAAGCAACTTGAGCGGTTGGTCGGGATTCGTCCGCAGACGCTCGGCCTTACGCATCAACACCTCCGCCACCTTACCCGCCTGCCCCACGAAATCCGCAGGACAGGACGGGACGAAGCAGGTGGGCGCAACCGGTGGCTTACGCGGCATCACTCGCCGCCTTTCCCACACGGGTGTTGAGGATAATATCGGCGATGGCCATTGCGCCCTTACGGTAAAGCACCACGGCCAGCAACTCGCCATCGACATACACGGCCCAATATCGTGACGGGTAGCCGTCGGGTTTCCGGTAGCGTTTGACCTCGATCATGCTGACCATCCCTCCCTTCTGGCGCGTGTGTTCAGGTCGCGCAGGTTCAGGCCGTATTTCTCCGCCGTCTTGCGCGGATCCCCGTAGCGGCGGAAGTGGCGGCGAACCAGATTCCAGTCCGGCTCCGGTGGCGTGTCCGGCAGGATGGCTAGCGGATCGAAGCGGGTAGGACGCTCGGGTTCATTCGGCATCTGCTCCAATGCTGCCAGTCGGCGGAGTATCGGTTTCAAGCGGTCCATCACCAGAGACTCCACATCAGCGGGCACCGGAGTTTGAATCGGCGCTCCGCCGGCAAGTTCAGCAATCCTGGCGTCCACGATCTCGCGGATCATCTCCACGGGAATCTCGGTGATGGAATACACGATTCCGCTCAGGCTTTCGAGGCCCAGCAGCTTCTTCATTTCCCGGCGTGCATCGCGGGGGCTGTCCGCTTGGAGACGGTCATCAAAGACGATCTCGTTTCCACGGCTTGCTATCAGTTTGTATGTGCGTTTCATGGTATTGGTTCGTGTTGAATGGTGAGGGTTGCGAGAACGGCTTCGACATCGGCGAGGCGGAATCTCACTGCTTTGCCAATTTTGATGTAGGGAATGAGTCCGCTCATACGCCACGAGTAGAGCTGACGGCGACAGATCCGCAGGTAATCAGCCAGTTCCTGCTCGGTGTAGAGGTGCTGGTGATCCTCGCGTGGCGAACCGACCAGCATCGGTGAGAATTGGATCGTGGCTTTCATGGCTGTTCGGTGTTGAAGCATTCTTGCGCCCATTCGCAGGCGGCCTGAGTGATGGTGGCGACGAACTTTTGTGGGTCTGCCGCCAGCGGGTTCTCTCCCATCAGGTCATGGAAGCTGTTGAGCGCAGAAGTCACAGCGGCTTCTAGCAGGATTTGTGGATCATCGAGTTCTAGTGCGGTTTCCCAATAGCCGATGCGTTCGCGCAGCACCGGATACTTGCGGGCGTCCGGCAGCGGTTCCTTGCGCAAAGGTCTATTCTGATAGCTCTTGCGGCCTATGGTCGCGATGGCGGGGATGAAGTCCCGTCCCTTGGCGCTCGCCCACAACAAGGCATGGGCGTCGATTTCAAAGGCGGGGTGGAACGTGCGGTTCACGGGGTATCCGATCTGCACGACTGGTTTGGTCATGGTCTTCATGGTATCTGTTTTTTGGTTCATGGTTTCGTTGGAGTGGGCACATGCGGCTGGCTCAGGTGTCCGAGTTGCCGCAGGTGTCCGAGAAATCGAGATAGGGCTGGCTATCCGCAGACTGCGTATGCTTTGGCGCAAAAAGAGTGGGTCGCGTGTTCAGGCCGTAGGTGAATCCGAGGTTGCTCGCATGCATGCCGCGCCACTCGCGCCAGTCGCCGTAGAGTTCGGTGAAATCGCGGTCGAAGAACACCCACCTGCCCGGAAGCCGGTCGAGCGTGTCCATGCCGCAGAGATCGACCACGGACGCGGCAACGCGGGTATCAGACAACAGGCCGTCGGGTATCCGGTGCCGGGGCATCCGCCGCAGGGTCTCGCGCCACTGGCTCCATGTCCCGTTGTGGAACAGCACGGCGCGGGCATTGCCGGACAGGCGGGTTGTGGCTTTCGCGGAAACTGGGAACGGGTGGCACAGTTTCGGCGTGACCTCCCCCACGCTCGCCCACCGGAAGTGGATCACGATTTCACCGTCGAGTCCGGCGATCAGGTTTGCTAGTTCATCGGGTTCGAGTCCCTTGAACCAACGCACCACTCCATCCTCCCGCCACGCCACACCGGCACCGTGAGGGTTCGCTTCGTGGCAGGCATCAATGGTTTTTCTATCAGGCCGCACATCGGCGGGGCATACTAGGATTACACACATGGTTTTCGTTTGGTTAGAGGTTGGCGTAGGGAAAGCGGGAATCGAAGCGGCGGCACATCCGGTCGGCGATCTTCCGGTAGTGCTTGAACTCCGAATGCAGGGGGCCGACCAGACCCAGGGCGACGGGGCGCTTTGATCCGGTCCATCCGAGGTAATCCCAGAGAAAGCGGAGTGCGTCCTTCGCCGTAGCCGTGCGCTTCGTCTGCGACTTGTTCTTCGTGAAGGCACCGAGGCATTCGAGTTCGGCGGCGCGGCGGCAAAGGCCCAACACCGTGGCAAGGTGGTGCAAGAGCTTGTGGCGATTGAGTGTGCCCGCGAAGACCCGAAATTCGATGACTCCGTGGGTGAAGAGCTTTTTGAAATTGATCATCCCGCGTCCGCACCGGCTGGCGGCGTCGGCTTTCCTGGCAGGGTTGCTGTTGCGTTCCATCTGGCGAACCAGTGTTCCCACATCGTCGCCGAGAGTGTGGCTGTATCGGTTCAGGTGGCGTCCGGTTCCCGTTTGGCCGTAGAGGCTCATGGCGTGCCACCGTGCGATGTGGGCGAGCTTGCGTCCGTATTCGCTCATGGCTTGCGGGTCGTCCGTGCCGATGATGGATTTGACGCCCACTGTGATATGGACGCCGCATGAGCCGTTCACGTTCGCCCCGATTACTTTGGCCCAATCGACGAATTGGAGCAGGTGCTCCACCCCGTCGCCGCCTTGGAGGATGGGTGAAACAAACTCACAGGCCATGCGGCCCGGGTTGACGCGGATGGAACCGTCGCGCTCGGCTTTCCAGTGGGAGCCATTGTAGGTCGGAGCCACAAGGGGCAGATTGGTTCCTACATGCGCTCCGTTGCGCACCGTGCTGCCACCGTGGTAGGGACCAACTACGACTCCCGAGGTGGCGGGGATGGTGGTTTCGAGTTCAACTCCGAAGGTGATGGATTCGGCTTGGGGATCTTGTGGCTTCATTTGTGGATCTGGTTGGAATCTGAGGCCGGTGAGCCAATGAGTGGCGCGTTCCGACATCCTCCTTCCTGCCAGCCACCCGCGTCGTTTGTCGCGCACCATCCGCACGCCAATTCGCACCATTTTTATCAGCCATTTTAAACCGTTAGATGCCATTGGCATGCGGATTGAACAGGGCCGTAAATCACATGTCCCATGCTTCCCGAAAGCCGATGAATTTCGGAAACCGTGGTGCCTCTTTCGCACCGCTTGGCTGGTGGCTGAACTTCACCACGCGGCCAATCAGGGTTTCGCGTTTCATCCAGAGAGTCACCCGGTCGATGCCGCCGACGACATGGTTGTATCCGAGCCGAAATTCCACGCCGGTCGAAAGGTGGCGGACAATGAACCCGCCGAGTTCTCCCCGGCCAATCATGCCAGCCTGGGCGAGGCTGCGTTTCGTTCTGCCGAAGGCGTCCTGTTCGGCGGCGTTCTGATTGGTCATGCCCTCGTAAGGCTCAAGCACCACGGCTTCGGCATCCTCGAAGCGTTTGATCTTGAGCAACCACGCTTCGCGCTCCGTCGAACGTCCACACTTATAGGGTGAATGCGGCGTGCGGACCATCACACCCTCGTATCCGGCGGCGATGCACTCTTCCTCGTATGTGGTCAGTTCGGCGACGTTGCGTATGAGGATTGGCAGAACCTTCACGATGCGTACCGAATCAGGCAGTTCGGCTAGATGAGCCATCCGTTCGTGATACGGAGAATCGATGGAGCCGATGACGTGATCGAAGATATGGAAGACGAAGTCAGGTGTGCCGTCACGACGGCCAATCGCGCTGGTGGTTTCACTGAACGTGCCGTCGCGCAGCATGAGTTCGCCGTCCACGCCGTCGGGTAGGTTGGCTTCGATCCACTCGCGGGCGAATCGGTTGGAGATTGGTTTGAATGATCGCGTGAGCGCCTTGCCGCGGAGCTTGAGACAGCGGATGCCGTCGAGCTTGGGCGTGGCGAGCACGGGGAATGGGAGCAGGTCGGGGCGCTCACACTTAGAGGCGAGCATTGGCTTGGTAATGGCATTCATGGTGTCTGTGGGTCGGAGGGTTGTGCGTTCCGACATCCTCCTTCCTGCCAGTCAATTTCGTCGTTTGTCGCGTGCCATCCGCACCATTTTTCAGAGCGATTTATTGCCGCGTAATCAGGCGTAGGGACACACGACCCCCGCACAAGGGATGGCAATATGGTCGGCCCTCACATCCACCATCCGCGTTTGTTAGTCTGCCGTTAGGCGCTGAAATGCACCGTTGGCATACGGATTGAACGGAGCCGCATCAGTATTCGCTGGGCAGCAACAAGGTCGTCATGCTCCGATCATGCTCGGTGATGATGTAGAGACGGTCGCCGCCAGTGGTGCGATAACAACTCAGCAGGCGGGTGCCATCCTTGAGCGAATGCTCGTTCGCCTGCTTGTCTTCGGCGCAGAGCGCTTCGCCCCAATCGCCGCAATGGTGACGGTGGAGGTATTTCGTCAGGTCCACATCCAGCGCAAGCGCTCCGGGTGTGGCGTAAATCTTCCCAAGCGGGAAGCGGGGTTGCATCAGGTGTATGCCCATAGGATCTCGGGGTTGGTGGTTTATCAGGAATCAATCAGGTTATCGAACAGGCCGGGAATGAAGGGATTGAGCGCTTCATGCTCTGCCTTGAAGAACTCGGCTTTCGTCTTGCCCATCTTGCGGCCCTGCGGCGTGTGGCAGTCGTATGCGTAGTCAGGGATCGGGATGTATTCGCCTGCCTGTTCGAGTTCATCGGTGAGGGTTTCAGGGTCCAATCCAGCCTGCTGGTCATAGACGAAGTTTTGAAGGTGATCGGGGTCGCGGCTCTTCTTGGCGAGGCAAAGCAGGATCACAGCCTTGGAAATGAAGATGCGGCCTTTGGGTGTCTTCGCCGGACTGTTGCGGTTGATCTCGGTGTAGCTGTCGTGCAGCGCCTTGACCTCCGCCGTGAGGATTCCCCAACAATCCTCCGCGCTCACGGTGAGCAGACGCCGCCAGACATACTGGCCGAATCCGCTCGCCCAAAGTTCGAGTGCCCAATAGCCAGCCAGCTTTGCGTCACCGCGCCGGATCGCCTTCTGCATCGCGCTCGACACTCCAGGGAAGGAGTATCCGCGCTTAGTGTGTAAGTGATAACTCATCGTCTGCTAGAATGTCAGTTTGGCACACGAGGTGAAAGCAGTATTGGACGCCATTTATCATAGCTTCACCGATTGCCGACGTGGAGCGTCCATCGCCACGCGGTCCTGGCTCTTGTAGGTTTCAAGACGGATGTGAGCCTTCCACTTGCGCTTGAGGTATCGCTTCTCGGTGGCGATGCGTTCCTCACTGCGGAACAGGCTGTTGCCGCCGAGGTTCTTGTCGCGCTCCTGCACAAAACAGAACCTCGCTTCATTCCAAACAAGCCGGTTGTCCATCAGTTCTTGCAACGTGGCGTCGATGTCGCACTTGCATTTGAGAAGTTCATCCCACTTCGGCACGCCGCCCTTTCCATCGCGCACCACGCCGACCGCCCCACCGACCCAGTGGTTCACGCCGAATGGATCGTTGCGTTGCAAAAGCCGCGGATCACTGCGCTGGTGCCATCCGAATAACCTTGCCCCTGCCCCACGCGCACACCACGCCGAGTTTTCAAGCATGGCAATCGTTTCAGCGATGGACAGTTTCCGGCACCGGAGGGACACCATGCAAACGCACGCGGAAATATCATCGTCGAGCATGACGATGGCATCGTCCTTGAAATGCCGCAGCACCCAATTCCGCACGGCGCTGATGCCGGCGATCTCATCGGGGATGGTTTCGATTTCAAGCCCGGTGTGGCGGTAATGCTCAGCCTCGCTTACGGGAACGAGCAGCGTCGCCGTCGGGAACAGCTTGTGGCTCGTGATCGAGCGGCTTCGGCTCCGGGACAGAATCACCAGACGAAGTTTCAACGGGCGGAATTCCGGCCATGCTGGCGCGGCGGCAGAGTTCAATGAGTCGTTTTCCATGGAGCACACGGCCAATGCCGATTTTTTTGGTTCTGCGGGTGATCGAGTAGTCAACCTCACTCACACCCATGAGTTGAAGCACCTGCATCCAATCCCGCAGGTCGTGGAACATGAACACGAGGTAGTCGTGAGTCTCGAATGCTTGGCATTCCATCCGGGGAATCGTTTCGAGTTCGTCCTCGGGATTTCCTGCGTCGTCCATCAGCTTGCGGATCTCGTCCTCCATGAAGCCGGTCAATTCGATGTCGAAGTCGGGGTCGGCGTCAGCGATGGATTTGAGCACCCGCCGCAAATCGTCTTCATCGAGTTCGGCGAGTTCAGACAGGCGGTTATCGGCAAGCAGGTCGGCCAGTTCCTCCGCTTCGCTCGCATAGTCCTGTTCGTCCACGGGGATCGTCTCGCAACCGATCAAGAGCGCAGCCTCCAAGCGGCCATGGCCACGAACGATCAGACCTGAGCGTTTCGACACAGTGACCGGATTGCGCCAGCCTTGTTCCTGGATGATCGACGCGAGAAGCTGGATCTGGTGGGCGCTGTGTCGGTTCGGGTTGACCGGGTTCGGTTTCAGCGTGTTCGGATCAACAAGGGTGGTATGGGCGCAATGCACAGGGATGCTCATGGTCCGGTGCCGGGAGTCAACCTTGACACCGCCTCAGCGTTCATCCGTAGTCTGCGGATAGCTTCATGGATCACACAACCTTCGCCCAACTGCTCCGCAAATGGAGGGACCGCAACGGTTACAGCCAGCGTGACGCCGCCGTGGCGTTGAAGGTTTCAAAACGCAGCTTGGAGAACTGGGAGCAGGAACGGGCGATGCCGCAGGGTTTCGGTCTTCAAATGATGCTAGAAATCATCCGACCCAAGCGCGGGCGCAAGTGATGCCCGGTTGACGTGTCCGCAATCTGCGGATGGAAGCCGTATCACCCGACATCGCAAAAAAGCTACTTTCCCGCGACTTCGCCAATCTGGTTGGTCGTGTGCAGAAGGGTGGCAAGCTGACTCGTGCCGAGCGTGCCATGCTGCAAACTCTGGCCACCGGCACAGGGGCCGCGCCAACAACCGCACCGAGCTACGTCGAACTGGCCGCCATTCTGGGAATCACCCGCCAATCGCTCAACACATGGAAGAAGCGCAAGGACGCGCCAAAGCCAGCAGCCAACGGACTACACGACGTGACAGCGTGGCGGGAGTTCATGCGTCGCAATGATCTCAAGGGTGGCGAGATTGAACAGCCCGGTGACATCGAATCGTCACTCAAAGCCCGCAAGTTGTTAGCGGAGGTCGAAGAACGGGAACTGCGGCTCGGTATCCGGCGCGGTGACTATGTGGCCGTCGAGGAAGTCCGGCAGGCATGGACTGAGTTCGTGGCGCAGGCAACGTCGATGCTCCGAAAGAAATTTGAGCAGGAATTGCCGCCGATTCTATCGGGACTGGACGCCACCGGCATTCAGGAGGAAGCCCGCCGCGCCATCGACGAGGTGTTGACGATTCTGCATGAGGGCGAATGAAAACCGTCGAGCCAGCACGCAGGAAACTCGAACGCATCTGGCGAAATGCCTGGCGTCCACCGGATCGTCGTCCGCCGTGGGCGTGGTGTGAGGAACACATCACCTCGATCCCGTATTCCCCCATCCCCGGACGGTTCCGCTCGGGCAACTCGCCGTGGATGCGCGAACCGATGGAAGCCTTGGTCGATCCGAAGATCCGCCTGGTGAGCATCATCGCGGCGATCCAAAGCGGCAAAACCAGCGTCGGTGAACTTGGCCTCGCGCACATCATCGCCAACCACCCAGGCCCGACGTTGTGGCTCGACCAAACTGACGACGACGCCAAGGACCAAAGCGAAAGCCGTCTCCAAAAACTCTTCGACGAATGCGGGCCGGTGAAAGCCCTCTACCCGGCCAACCGCCACAAGAAGCGACTCGCCACCGTGCATTTCGCCAACGGCATGACGCTTTGGGTGCTGGGTGCTCACAACAAGACAAACCTTCAGCGACGTTCAATCCGTTGGCTCATCGGGGACGAAACATGGCGCTGGCCCGTCGGCCATATGGCGGAAGCCGAAGCTCGTGTCACCGCGTTCGGTTGGCTGGGCAAGTGCCTGTTCATGAGTCAGGGCGGCGAGGATGATGACGACACCCACCGCAAACACGAAACCACCGACATGCGGGTGTGGACATTCACCTGCCCGCAATGCCACCAGCGCCAACCATTCAAATGGGAGCAGGTTGAATGGAGCAAGGACGCCCGCGACGAATCCGGCGAGTGGGATTTCCAGAAGGTCCGGGACACAACCTCGATGCGTTGCGCGTCCTGTAACCACTACTTCGATGACAGCGACCGCACCCGCCGCGAACTGAATCTAACGGGTCGCTACGTCACCACCAACCCGAACGCACCAAAGGAAAACGCAGGGTTCCACTGGAACGCCATGTGCGCGATGAGCTGGGGCCGTCTGGCCGAACTCTATCTCCGCGCCAAGGCCGCCGCCCGCAAAGGCGACGTGAGCTTGATCCAGCAGTTTTATCAAAAGCGTCTCGCTCTCGCATGGCGTGAGTATCTGGAGGACTACAAACTCGACATCGTCCCGGGCGGCTATCTGAAAGGTGAAACTTGGGATGGCGAGGCAGGCGTGGATGCACACGGGCGATTGGTTCCGGCCGGCGAACCATGTGCCTGTCCTCTCCGCATCCTCACGGTCGATTGCCAAATGGATCACTTGTTCCTCGTTGTCCGCGCATGGGCCGAGGACGGATCGAGCCGACTGATTTGGAACGAACGGATCCTGACCTTCACCGACGTTCAAACCGTCCAAGAGCGCTTCGGCATTCATCCGAACCTGGTATTCATCGACGCGGGCCATGCCACCTATGACGTCTATCGCGAGTGCGCGGCGCATGGATGGACTGCACTCATGGGCGACAAACGGGCGACCTTCACCCACAAGGTCAAAGGCCGGAAGTCGGTGGAGCGATTCTATTCGCCTCGCCGCAAGGTGGTGTTAGGTCGGGGGCAAACCTGCTCGGTGTTCTATTGGTCCAACCTCAACATCAAGGACACGCTCGCCCGCTTGCGCCGGAATCAAAATCCCGACGACGGCCCGGTCTGGGAAGTGCCCGACGACATCGACGATGACTACCTCGCCCAGATGGAAAGCGAGCATCGGATCAAGAAAAACGGCAAGTGGCTGTATGAGCGGATCGGTTCCCGACCGAACCACTACTACGACTGCGAGGCGGAACAAGTCGCTGCCGCCACCATGCTCAAGATCGTAGGCCGGGAGGCTGTCGCGTCCCAAGCAGTTGACACCTCGGAAGAGGACACATGAGCACGTTCAGCGACTGGTTCGAATCCCAGGAATTTAAGCACTTCGGCGCACGCGAGTTCGAATCCTACTTCGCCGCGCAGCGAAAAGGTGTGAAGAACAGCCAGCCCCCGAAACGGCTCTGGAAAAGCATCGTGTCCACGCTCCGCATTGTGGACGAACTCCGCGAGTCATTCGGCAAGCCTTGCCGCATTCTAAGTTCCTACCGCTCACCCGATTACAACCGGGCAGTCGGTGGTGCATCGATGAGCCAGCATCTTGAGTTCACCGCATTGGACATCGCCATCGATGGCGTTGCCGCCCGCCTTGTCTATGAGCGCCTGCTCCAGTGGCGCAAGGAGGGCAAGTTTACCGGAGGTCTCGGCTACTACCCGTCGTCCGGCTTCGTCCATATCGACACCCGTCCCCGCAATGCCACCTGGTGGGGTTCCTGATTTTACACTGCCATGGCCCGAGGACTCTTCATCACCGGTTTCACGATTTCCGAAGTTCTGGCCATCCAGAATCGAGCGAAGGAACTGTTGCTGGAAGGCAAGACGATCATGAACTGGAACGATGCGGAAACCTCCGCCTCCAAGCAGTTCACCATGCCCGTCGATCAGGTGCTCGATGAATGCGGCCATGCCCTTCGCGTGCTCGATCCTGTCACCTACGGCCGTCCGCGCACCATCGCTGTTTCCCATGTCTCCGGATACCTGCCCAAGTGAACCGTCTCCAATCCATAGCCCGCCTCTTTCTGCCACCGGTGCTTATTCCGAAAGCATGGGGTTCGCCGTTTGAAGCAGCCAACTGGTCGCCGCGTCGCGGATCGGTTCCAGGTGCCGCACCGACCGACTCGCGCAATGAACTCACTTCTTCGGTGCGCACCGAACTGGTTCGCAAGTCGCGCTACATGCACAAGAACTCGGGGTTCGTTCGAGAGCTGGTCGCCAACATGGCGATTTACTCGACCGGCGACGGCATCCGCGTGCAGGCGCAATCACACGAACCCGAGTGGAACCGCTCTGCCGAGGCGTATTTCGCTCTCTGGTCGGCCCGCTGCGAAATCACCCGGCGATTCTCATTCGAGGAATGCCAGGCACTCGTCTGCCGGGGCATGGACATCGACGGCGAGTATTTCATTCACAAGACCCGCGACCGCGACGGAGAGCCGCGCATCCAGTTGCTCGAAAGCCACCGCATCGGCGACCTATACGGCTCTCAAGAAACCGTGGATGGCGTGGGACTGGATCCGTTTGGCGCTCCCATTTTCTATCGTGTGATCGAAGACAACGGCAAATCCCGCGACATGCCTGCTGATTCCATCCTCCACGTCCACGAACCTGAATGGGCGGGCGGTGTGCGAGCGCATCCGACAATCCAGCATTCCATCAATCACGTCCTCGATGAAATGGAACTTCTCGCGTTGGAAAAGCATGCGGTGAAGGACAATGCCGACGTGTCGCGCATCCTCAAAACTGCACGCGGCGAACTGGACGACAACGGTGACTTCGTGGTCGGAGCCGGAACAGGCGCGGGCGAACCTAGCGATCCGGTTTCGCTCCAAAAGATCGTCGGCGGCAAATTGGTGGCTCTCAAACCAGATGAATCACTCGACAGCTTCCAGTCCAACCGCCCATCGCCAACATTCACAGGTTTCCTAGAACACCTGCGGCGTGACTCCGCGCTCGGCATGATCCCTTTCGAGTTCGCGGCGGATTCGAGCAAGATCGGTGGCGCAGGTGTTAGATTGATCGTCGCCAAGGCTGACCGTCGATTTTCATTCCGCCAGATGATTCTCGAACGCCGACTGATCCGCCCGGTGTGGGCCTACGTGATTGGCGACGCAATCAGCCGTGGAATCCTACCAGCCATCGAAGGATGGTGGAAGATTTCTTCCGTTCCCCCAAAGCGTGTGACCGTGGACGCCGGACGCGAAGCCCAACAGAACCGCGCCGACGTGGAGATGGGACTCAAGACTCTATCAGACCACTTTCAGGAACTCGGTGCCGACTTTGGTGAGGAAATCGAACGCCGCGCCAGTGACGCGAAGCTCATTCTCGAAACCGCCGAAAAACACGGCGTGCCAGTCGAGATGCTTTGGAAGCCGTCGGGTGGCTCGTTGACACCACTGACGGGAAGTGAATCCGCTCCTGCAAACCCGTGAATGGTTGATCCAACCTGATGCCCTGCAATCCATGGCCGCTTCTCTGCGGGGGCTTGTGGATCGAGGCGGAATGCTTCCAAAGCAGGCTTCAGAAAGTTCGCTTCTTTCCGTCGAGGACGGCATCGGCGTAGTCGCTATCGAAGGCCCAATTCTTCGCAAGCCAGATTTGTTCGCCCGAATTTTCTTCGGCGCGACCAGCTCCGAGGACATTGGCGATGCGATTCGTGAGGCGTCAGGACGCGATGACATCAAGGCGGTGTTTCTCAACATCGACTCCCCTGGTGGCACAGTGGCCGGCACTCCGGAACTCGCAAATGCCGTCGCTGCTCTCGACAAGAAAAAGCCTGTCTATGCTTTCTCGTCCGGCCTCATGTGCTCCGCTGCCTACTGGGTGGCAAGCCAGGCCCGAGCTATCTACGCAACGCCATCCGCACAGGTTGGTTCCATCGGCGTCGTGCAGGCGGTGCTCGACAACAGTGCGGCTCTCGACAAGGCGGGCATCAAGGTCGAAGTCTTTTCCGTCGGCAAATACAAGGCGATGGGCGCACCCGGCACCCCGCTCACCGACGACCAGCGCGAACTGATCTCTTCCAACCTCGCCGAAATCGCCGGGGAGTTTCATGCAGCGGTTTTGGCGAAGGGTCGTGCGATCCCCGCCGAGGCCATGGAAGGACAGACCTTCAGTGGCAAGCAGGCCCAGCGCCACAACCTCGCGGGTATGGTCCCGGATCGTGCCGATGCCATGCGTCGGCTCCGTGTCTATCACGCGTCGGTTGACACGGCATCACGGGCGATGAACACCGCCATCGAAGACGAACTCGCCGAAGCCCGCACCCAGGTTGAAAAACTCACGCGGGACCACCAAGCCCAGACCGAACTGCTCAACGAAGCATCCGTCACCACGGATTCGCTGCGCGGCGAAGTGGAAACGCTTTCCGCCCAACTCGAAACGCTGACCGGCGAACGCGATTCGGCCACGGAGCAAGTTTCCACACTGCAAGCCCGCATCACGGAACTCAATGCGTCGCAGTCCGATTTCGACAAGCGACTGCAAACCGAAGTCGCCCGAGTCGTCGCCTCCACCGGCACCACGATGCCAGCCCGTGTCACTCCTGCCGGGGACAACCAAGCCACCGTCACCCAGGCCACTTCGCTTCAAGACCTCGTCGCCGAATACACGCGCCTCGTGAACGCCAACAAGCCCGACGAAGCCGCCGCCTTCTATCACCAACACCTCGCTTCCCACTTCAACCGCTAAGCCGCCATGTCCAACAGCAACGCCACCGTTAATTCCCCGCTGATCGCCCAAACAGCGCTCAACACCCTGCTCGCGAAGTTCCCGATCCTGAGCCGCATCGCCACGGACTTTTCGTCCTCCAGCGTGAAGTTCAACCAGGACATCGTCACCCACATCGTCACGCCAACCGTGGCGCATGACTTCGACCCTGCCACCGGTTACGTCCCCGACGACCAAGCGCAAGTCGATGTCACTGTGAAAATCGACAAGCACGCATACGCGGGTTACTCGATCACCGATGTCGAGCGTTCCACCAGTGAAATCGATCTCAACCAACGCTATGCCGACAAGGTGGCCTACGCCCTCGGTCGCAAGGTGTGCGATGATCTGATGGCACTCATTATCGCCGCGAACTTCACCAACGAAACCGAGGTAGCTCAAGCCACCTTCGGACGTGACTCGGTGGTGGACATCGGCACCAAGCTCAACAAGCGCTTCATCCCCGACATGGGCCGCTTCATGTTCGTGAACTCGGACTACTACAACGCGCTCCAGAAGGACGAGGCACTTTACAAGGCATACATCACCCCGGCCGCCAGTAACGTGGTGGTCAGCGGCATGCTGCCGGACGTGAACGGTTTCGCCGTCATCGAATACTCGGCACTTCCCGAAAACGCCGAGAACCTAGTCGGCTTTGCAGGTATCCGCGAGGGCCTCATCATGGCCGCTCGTGTGCCGGACGTGCCTGCCAACACCGGCGACACCGTGATCCGTGTGGTCACCGACCCGCGCACTGGACTCTCCGTGCAAGTTCGCGACCGCTACGACGGCCGTCTTGGCAAGCAGGAGGTAAGCTTCACGCTCATGTATGGTTTCGCCAAAGGCAGTGCCCCTGTCATCGAGCGCATCGTCAAGCCCACCCCCTAACCCATCCTTGGTTGTGGTTCATCGAACGCCCTCTCCTGGAAAACCGGGAGGGGGCGTTTCATTGACAACGTGACGAGGGCATGAGCCTCGATTCCGAAATCCTCAGGGACTTCAACCATTTGCTGGCCGAGCATGGAACTCAGGCGATTTGGAAAAACACGCCATTGCACGTGCTTGTCAGCCGTGTGCGCAGCGACCAGCAAATTGAGATCGGTGGTTTTGTGGAATCGCCCGAACTGAGCCTGCGTGTGTTGAAATCATCTTTTCCAGCCGAGTTGCCGAAGTTCGGCGAACGCATTCAGTTGGATGGGACGGACTACCGAATTTGCAAGGTCGGTCTCCATCCTCGCTCCCCCATTCTCACCCTCAGCCTGACCAGCACCGATGAGTGATGAAATCCGATTTACAGCCAAGATGCAGGGCACCAGTGAGGTAATCCGGTTGCTCAAAAGGCATCCGGAGAAAATTGGACGCACCCTTGAGTCGCTGGTGAAACAGGAGGCACGGGGGCTGGCAGTGGAATTGGCACGTTGCACCCGTCCGCACGGGTTTTCAGAAAAGGCGCGGAAACACGGCGAGAGAGCCGTGGCCAAGGACATCGGTAGCGTGTTCGCCTTGCCGTCCGATGCTTTCGAGGAAATCCGCAAGTCTGATCCAAATGCCGCAGATCGATTCTGGGCCAACATTCAGAACCGCCGATTTTCAAGAGCGCAAACCGCGCTTCGATCTTCAGGATCGGCATGGAGTGATCTCACTGTCGGCCGTCTCGATCCGAATCTTCACGGATGGGGCAAGTTCGGCGGCAGAATGCCGAAGCAGATCGTCAATAGCCCCAAGACCCGGGAAACCTACATCCAGCGGATCCAGAAGCGGGTCGGCTTTGCGAAGGGCACGTGGATCAATGCGGCCAAGTCGATTGGCGGACGGGTGCGGGGCGCTGCTCAATGGGCATCTCGTCATCGCAAGGCACCCGGCAGTGCCACGATCAAGACCGGCACCAGGCCATCCGTCACCCTCATCAGCCGCCTTGACTACATGGACGATGTGCTGAGCTACACCGGCATCAGGATCGCTCTCAATGTGGCCTCAGGAAAACTCCGCAAGGCTCTGGTGACTTCGGTGAGGAAGATCAATGAGCGGGTGGATCGGTCACTCAGAAGGCGTGCGGGTTGACTTCATTCAACGATCAGATGTCCACCCTGATCGAAGACGCACTTACTTCCAAACTCGCCGCATGGCTCAACGACAATCGGCCAGCGGAGATTCCTGTATCCGTTACCATTCAAGTCGCTAACAGGGACGAACTTCGCTCCCGCCCGTGCATCGTGCTGGCGACTTCGGAAACGAAGCCAATCCCAGCCATGCGCCACACGGCTAGGCTAAAGCTCGACATTCACCTGTTCACTCAGGTCGATGACACACCGATCACCGATCACGCCAACTGGGCCGTCGCTCTGGTGAATGTTCTCGCCGGAATTCAAACGATCAAGGCCGCCCTCGATTCGGAAACCTTCTGCCTGCACGACCTGTTGCTTCGCGATTCCTCGACCGTGCCCGACGAGACTCGTGGCCGCGAGACGGTCATCAGTTACGAGCCGGTGGTTTCAGCGGTGTGATCTGGCGGTTGACATCCCAACCGGGAGCAAATGGCCGCATCGCTCCTTGGCAAAACCGGAAACTGGGGAATCCCCGGGGATGAATCCGGCATCTTGATCACCGACTTGTCTTTCGACTTCTCGAACCAGGAGAAGACCGTTCTCGACAAGGGCGGAGAAATCATCGGCCTGTCGCTCTACCAGGAAATGGCCGAGATCAAACTCTCGGGCCTCGTCGCCAAGGATTCGCCGTTCAACGGCAAAATCGGCGTCGCGCTCACCTTGTCCAACACCGTGCCTGCGCACCTCAACCAGAGCGGCGGGATGACGATCATCACGCAAATCAGCCGCAGCCTCAACAACGAGGACTTCGAGAAGATTGACGTCACCGCCAAGCACTACCCGCACGTCACGGGTTCCTGATCCCCTTCCAACCTGAGATCCATCCATGAACGCCGTATCCCATCTTTCCTCCACCGCGACCAGCAACACCTGTCTGGCCGCTGCACTGACCGCCATCGGCATCGACCTTGCCGAAAAACCATTCGTCCGCGTCGTCGGCGATGGCATTCGTGGCGAACGCTTTGTCTGGTTCTTCGAGCCACAGAGTCCCGATGGCAAATTCCAGACCAAGGACATGATCGCTGCATGGAACGACGATGCATGGCACGTCTCCAATCCAGAGCACCCGTTCGCCTACATCAAGTGTGCCCTGCTCAACCGCGAGCGTCTGGTCGATAAGGTGAAGCAGGACGTGCCGCTCGCCTGTGTGAAGCGCCGGGGCAAAATCGCCCTCCTTCCCCTCAATGCTTCGCCGCGCACCGAAGATTTCTTCCTCCGTCACCTCTGAAGCCATGAACGATCCAAAACGACAACAACTCCAGTCCGCCGCATTCGCTGATGTGGAGACGATGATCGGCAACAGCCTGATGCGCCCGCTTTCACTGGCGAGCTATGACGTGCTACTGCGAACCAATAACCCACTGGTGAAGGGTGAGATGCCCGAGGAAGGCACACCGGAATTTACCTCCGCGCTCATGGGCTTCGTCTTTGTTCACTGCGCCCCGTGGCCGGATGTCGTGCGAGCCTCATTCGATGATCACCGCTTCCGCGAGGAGGCATTGATCTACTGCGGCGACTTCACGCCGTTTGACTTCCACACCGCATTCAAGCGACTGGAGGAACAATCGAAGCAACTGGAGGCGGCGCAGGTCGAACCCGCATCGGAGTTGGGCGGAAAAAAGCCATCCCGTGCGACGAACCGGGGTTCCTAGCCGCCCAAGTGTTTGCCATCGCCGCCGAGACCGGATGGCCAGAGGAAAGAATCCTATTCATGTCCCTCTCACGCCTTGCCCAATACCAACATTGCCTGTTCCGCCGCAATGGCATCCGCACCCGCTGGTCCAATGGCACCCAGGATGAAACCAGCCTGAAGTCCCATCTCCAAGCTCTCAGACAAACGTGGATTCCTGATGAAATGCCGCGTTGACTGTCCTTGGGCCACAAGTCATCTTTCAATCCATGAGGCTCAGAGCTGATCAACTGCCGACAGATACTACTTTCGCACAAGAAATATCCCTTTCGATTGATCCTGAAGACGAGCATGGAATCGACCTCAGTGAGCCTCATGTAATGGGAATGAAACAGGCCTTGATTGACGCTGGAATTGGTGGTTTCGCTTCCCAAGTATGCATTGAGTCAGGATCTGGCAACCTGCATTCAGAATATGAAATTGTGATTCCGGGCGCGAACTGCGATGCGGAACAGTTAATCAACGCCGTGCGGAGTTATTTGGATAACAACAGCATTGATTGGCACGAGCCCTACGCCATGCCTGAACAAGACGGGGATTTCAAGTTCCTGCTCCCATTCCTCTCCGTCTACAAATAGTCCTTTGGCGCCTATCTGGACACTTTGAGTCGATGGGGTAGTTGACTCCAACCCAAGCGCGTGAGCGCCATCACCGTCACACTTGGAGCCGACATTTCCGCATTGAGGCGGGCAATGGCGGGCGCTGGTGATGTGGTGGCGGCATCAGCTCGTCGAATGAGCAAGATCACAGGTGCCGGACTGGCGGGTCTTGGCAAAGGTGGCGCAATCGCGTTGCAGAAGGGCTTTGCACTCAGCGGTGTCGCTCTCAAGGCGGGCATCGGCGGAGCACTTGCGGGTGGAGCTGCGGCTATCGGCATCGGAGTGAAGGCGATCAATTCCGCCGCCGACTTCGAGCAAACCAAGGTGGCCTTCACCACCCTCATCGGTGATGCGGCCAAAGCCGAGGATACATTGGCCAAGCTGCGTGTGCTGGGTGCGCAAACACCGTTTGAATTTCCAGAGTTGGCAGACGCGGGACGCAAGTTGATCGCATTCGGCGAATCGGCCGACACCGTGCCCGAAACCCTGCGTCGCATCGGTGACATTTCCGCCGGCATTCAGGCCCCGGTCAATGAAATCGCGGAACTCTACGGCAAGGCTCGTGTCCAGGGGAGACTCTTTGCCGAGGACATCAACCAGCTCACGGGACGAGGCATCCCGATCATCCAGGAACTCGCCAAGCAGTTCGGCGTGTCGGATTCAGAGGTGAAGAAACTCGTGGAGTCCGGTAAGGTCGGATTCCCGGCGATTGAACAGGCATTCATTTCGCTCACTTCCCAAGGCGGCAGGTTTTCAGGCATGATGGAAGCCCAGAGCAAGACAACCTCGGGCCTATTCTCCACACTCAAGGACACCCTCAACGAGGTGCTGCTCACACTTGGCACTCCCATCAATGACGCGATTCGTCCGCTGGTCACCGAAGCGATCACCCTGTCGCAAAAGCTGGCTCCATTGGCTAAACGTGTCGGCGAGGCAGTGCGCGACTCGATTCAGTTTGTCATTGCCGCATTCAAGAGCGGACAGGTGATCAGCCTGATCATCACCACGCTGAAGCTCGGTTTCCTAACAGGAGTCAACAGCCTGATCGACGGATTTCGTATTGCGGTTGGATTCCTTTGGAACGCGATCACCGACGGCACCATGTGGGTCAACCTCGGCAAGCTCTACTTGGGAGTGGCAGTGAAGTTCTACAATCAAATCCTCCGTGGCTTTGAGGCCGCCATCAATTTCCTTGCGGCAGGCATGGAGTGGGTCGGCGGACTTCTGGTAAAGCAGATCCTCAAGATTCCAGGCATGGAGAAACTGCTTGGATTCGGCGCTCAGGACGTGAACACCAACTTCGGCGACCTGTATAACAGTAGGAAAGACGGCAAGCTTTTCGGTCTCGATCTCGATGGCATGGAGGATTTCGGCGACAAACTCACGGCAGAGGGTTCGTCCGGACTTGCGGATCGTCTTGCAGCCGCAGCAGCGAAGGCCATCGAGGACACCGCAGCGAAGGGCGAGGTTATCGACACCTCTGCCTTGCAGCGGAACATGACCGGAATCATTCAGAAGATCCGTGATGCCATGCCCAAGCCGGAAACCATCAAGCAGGTGGCAGCCAACACGGCCAAGGCCACCACGGAAATCACTGCCCGCACCGGACAAACCAAGGGCTTTGAACCGATTGTCACTTCGCTCGGAAAAATCGGCGGCGGCGGATACTCGGGCGGATCAATGCTCGATGCACAGCGGGAGAACAACCGACTGACATCTGAATCCAATCGACTGCTTGTGAAGATCGCGGGTGCAAAGACAGCCCCAGGTGCAGCCGCATTCGGTTGACGCGCCCCCTGTGGCGTGAAGAGCAAGCACATCGGGATTCCAGCGGGATTGGTGCTCCAGCCAGGGGCCACAATCAGCGTGGATGCCGAAGGCAAGTGGAGCAGCACGCTCACCTACGTCGCCAAGCGCGAGGGACTCGCCCGATACATCCCTGCGATTGGCACGCCACACCCGGATTTCAGTTTCATGGTGCTCAGCGGCGTGTCCGTCACCATCATGGAGGGCGATGTCGCCGAGGTGGTCTGCAATTTCGCAGGGACCGATGAGACAAATCGCGACAAGAACAAGGGGACGACCGTCTATTCCTTGGGCGTTGCGACTTCGGAAGAGCCTCTACTTTCCCACAATCGCTACCAGCACCTTCCCGATGCCGAGCGCGAGGCGTTGCGCAACATCGGCTCAGGGAAGGAAGAGGACGCTCAGGGCAATTCATACCGGTCCTTGGTGAGTTCTGAGATCGGATTGGAAATCCTCAAACGCTTTGACCGTGGGCAAACCTCTTACCTCGCCCCGAAGATCACGTGGCGTCAGTCATGGGTGCAGGACACCAAACTCGACAACTCGGATCTCAACGACATCGGCAATGTTTCCACACCCGATGGTGACCCGCCCGAGCTTGGCCAAGGCCGCAACTGGCTATGCACAGGAATCACGCAAACCCAGGAATCCAAGAAGGCATTCCGAATAGAAATCGAGTGGATGGCCAGCGACCGGGGCGGGTGGGACGAGAAAGTGTATTCCGATGAAGTGATGTCACCGCCATGATCGAAGGACTTCCCAAGAAACGAAACCCGAAGGAGCCGGTTCTCGCCAAGGACTGGAACATGATGATCGATGCCATCGAGGCCCGCACACCACAACGCTGCGAGGGCATGGAACTTTACCGCGACAGGCGGGGCTTCTTCTACCGCGCCAAGGGTGCTCCGGTGGTCGGCGGCAAACCCGTGCCGCTCACCATCGTCGGGTCTCGGCCACGCTACATCCCAGCCCCGTCACAGCCGCCAGCCGAAGGCAGCAAGCGATTCTACATCGAGTGGGGCACGCTCAACGATCATCTCGCCAACAACTGGGATTCCCATTTCGACATCAGCCAAACGACCTACTTTTTTGCGAAAGCAACGCTGCGGACAACCAGCACGCTCTCGGTCGAAAATTGGGAAATCGTCACCGGCCCCAACTACGACAGCCACCAGACGGCGGATTGGCCCGTGGGTGCTCCGCGCCCGAGTGAAGCGGTGTATTTGATTGGCAGCGTGATCTTTCAAGACGGAGCGACCTACATCACCAACAACGGCGGCGGATCAATTCTGGTGAGCGAGCACCTAACCGAAATCAGCCCCGGCACCGGGGGCGGCGAAGTGATCTACGGCAAGGGGCTCTATTTCTACCGCCAAACCTACTGAAGCCATGTCCTACCATCACGATGACCTTCGTCCATGGCCTGTGCAAAAGGCAGGCGACTGGAAATCCATCCGCACCCGCGCCCCCCTGACCCCGTTCTTTTTTGGGGATGAGGTCGGGACGATCACCAAGCTGACTCGCGTGTTCTCAGGAGGCGGATTCTTCCCGCAGAACCACCGCACAAAACTCACAGCCAGTTCTGAGGTCGAAGCCATCTGCGGCCATCAGATGTTCCAGACGTGGACCGGGGATTACTCGGAGGATGGATTCTGGAAACCTGCGCCAAACTCCCCATGCACCGCATATTCCGGCAGCAAGACCGTCACTCGGACCCGCACGATGACCTTCAATGAGACGGCAAACACTGTCAGCATAGTTTGGGCGGAAGACATAGAGCAATCAGGAAGCGGGATTGGCGGATTTCCGGAAAACACGAAAACTCTTACCGCTACAACAGTCACCATGTCGTATGACTGGGAGCGTTCGCCAACCAGTTGCGAGCGATTCCACCGCGAGGGAACTGAAACACTATCCAACGCCGTCACATCGGGCGTCATCGATGGCTGGCTCTCGGAATGGATGGGCAAGTCGTTTACCTTCCGCAATGCAACGAATGAGGCTGTGGTGGATGCTCAGGCTGGGTTCAACTCATGCGCCACACGTGCCGAAAGCTCGGGGGCGAGGTATTACAAGGTTTCAGGCGGGCAGGCGAAGACACGGGGAACATGGTTTCTTGATGGGTGGTCGAGCGGCACCGTGGGATCGCTGGCCAATCTGTGGAATGGCAATTACACTGTGATGCTTTGCCTGCGTCGGCGAATGAACCGGCCCACGATTTACAGGGAGCCAACAAAAGTCCCCAACGGTTACGGCGGATTCACGGTGAATACCGGGCTGAACTTCGCCAACTATGGCATCTACACCAAGGTGAGCTACCCGAACGGGGTTGTTGAGGAAGAGCTTGAGGACGAAACCACAAATCATTGGTCCCTATACGGGGGCGGCGAGTTTGAATGGAATCCCGACTCTTCGCCTGATCCGGTTTTTGCTGCCACTCCATGGAGGCCGATTGGTCATCTCTACGGCTTTCAGACGTTTGCTTCCCCTTCATACGTGTATCTCAGCCAACTCAACCTGATTTCCCGCACAGGTCGCCGATACCGGATCACCATCCAGCTTGGAGAGTGGCAGTATGACGAAGAGACGTGGGAAGGGAGCATGAACTGGCACACGGAGCACGTTCTTGAAACCGACACAGAATCGCTGCGGGTTCAATTCCGGCTTGAACTCGATTCGGACGCACAGTTCACGGAAGCGCGAATTTTCCGCCTGGAACAATGGACGGGCATCGAGCCGGAACCCTGGAAAGTGATCGCTGAGGCGGAGCATGAAATACTGCCTGATCCCGCAACGATGATCAGTGACAAGGTGACGGTCCCCGGCATCCACCTGTTGGCGGCCACTCAGGAACGCAACGGATCAGCATTCGGATTTTCCTCGTTCGATTGGGAATCAACCACCCGATACCGGAAGCGCACGTTTAGCAGCCACCGGACTACCCCAGAAGCAGGAGAACCGGGAATCTCGGGCTGTGGCGGGGCCTACCCACAGGGAAGCGCGACCTATGAGTATTCCGAAGAATACGTGGAGGGCGAACTCAGACCACCACAGGTCATTGCGCACAGCCTCCAAGTTGGCGGGGTGGATTGGACAAATCCGGACTACGTGCCCTACGAACACCAATCGCTTCCTGGTGCGTGGCCCACCGAAATGATTTCACCGACCCTGCGCCGTGCAACCAATTCGGGAGATTCCGAGGACTACGGTCACTCCGGTCCCATGCTCGACACCCCCGATCCAGACGGACGGGTTCTCGAAACCATCTATGTGCCTCTGCCGGTTTCCGCCGTGGGCAATCAAAACGTCACCGATTGGACTGACCTCATGCCGCCCGCCGCCGGATCAAGCGTCTTCGTGGAGGGGCAACGACTCACCTACTCTGCGCAGACATGACTCGGTTGACAGCAGGGCACTGGCGTGAAGCTCTACGTCGATCTTGAATCGCTCCAACTCATCGAAGGTCCGGGTTTCCGTAATCCGGTCACTTCGTTGCGATTCAAGCGGGGTGATGCTGCTCGGTTAGAAGTCGCGTTCCTGCGGAATGGATCAACCAGCGTGACGATTGGCGATCCCGTCAGCCTCGAAATCAAATTCGGGGTGAAGCCACGCGCACGATACGATGTCGGCTATCTCGTCCACACCGACGAATGGACCATGCCGGACCCGGGTGCGGAAAGTCCGGTTTACCAATGCTCGCCAAGCTTCAACACGCTGGAGCTTGATTCCGCTCTGGGTGTCGGATCATCCACCGGATCAGAACTTTCGGAAATCACCCTGATGGGTGAAGTGACATGGCGCGACGGAGCGAGTGATTCGACCAGCACGCGCACCTTCCTCGTGATCGTCGAGAACGATGTGAACCGGGGAGACGAGGGAACGCCACAGAGCGCGAACCCGCCATACCCACCTCCCGGCAACATCGTTCTCAAATCCGACGAGGGATACACCGTCACGCTGCGCAACGAACTCAAGTCGTTCAATCCAAACTCCGCATCCATCGACGACACCATGGATGTGCTGGCAACCCTCATTTCCACACTCAAATCCAAGAACGTCATTTGATGAAGCCATCTGTCATACTCCTGTCCTTGGCGACCATTGCCGCCGTTGCGACCGTGTTCGCGTTTCCACCTGCGGAGACAGGCACGCGCTTGGGCAATTTGACCAGCGAATCAAAGGTGCTCACTCCGACTGACGACATCAATCAACCGAGCGTCACCACCAAGGACGGCTTCCCGGTTTTTCAGATCCGTATCCCCGAGGGCTACGTCGAAGTTCAGGTGCGGGCCAGCCTCACGAACTTCGAGCCGGGATTCCTACTCAAGAAGAACGACCTGTTCACTCACAACTACATTCCGACCGGAGTGGAGGTAAATGGGCGGAAGCAATACCGTGCGCTTGGCACCGATTTTCTGGCAGAATGGAACGGCTCGGGATGGACATTCGGTCAGGACGGACTGGCATCCTTTGAGAACGTGGCCGACCCTTGGGATTGCTCAGTATTCAGTTCAAACACCGGGATAGCATACAGCGTGAAGAAGGAATACTTCGTGTATCGGTTCTGCACCACTGGTATACCGGCTGATGCCGAATGGGGACTTGGATCCGGCGATCCCGACGCTTGGGTTTACTTCGCCAACCAGTCGGCCAACCCCGGCGACAACACCGAGTTCAAGCGCGTGAAGTGGGACGAGAACTCGTCACTCACCGCCCAACTGCAACCTGGAGGCACGCCTGGATACACGGTCCTGTTCCAACCAAGCCGGGACAACCTCGGAGCTATTGAGTGGATGCAGCAGAACCATGACAAGCTCGTCTGGATCTATCAGGTCGAATCTCCCGCTGGAAAACCGAAGCACCCGAATAACTCGGATGTCTGGAACTCCATGCACCCCGTCGAGTGGCGCAAGAGCCGGATCACTCTCACCCCATAACCAACAACCACCACAATGAAACCACTGACTGCCATCGCAATCACCATCATCGGCGCACTACACGCTGTTGCCGCTCAACCAACCCTCCTTGACCGAGCGAAAGCTCGGGACGCCAAGATTGTCGCAGCGCAAGCTGCACTCACTCAGGCCCAAGCTGCTGCTGCCGCGACTAATCCTCCGGGCACCGTCGATCCCAAACTTGTCTCTGCCGTCACCAAGGCGCAGTCGGATGCCGTCGATCTCGTCGCAAAGCTGATCGGCCCCGACTGGCGTGAGGCATGGGAGGCAAGCACGCTACCAGATCCCGACGACATCCTCGCTGACCGCTACATGCAGAAACCATTCGATCTGCGTCCCGTGTGGAAGTTTGAAGCGAGCGACATCATTCAGTCCATCACCCCGCTGAAGCGCGCCGAGTTGCTCGACCACATCGCGGCCAAGCCCAAGCTAGTGCCTCAGGACATCGAGGTGATCCGGTATGCCGGAATGCACCGCCCCGGCATCGCCGCCCGAATGGACGACATCGCTACCTTGCTACCTACGGGCGCGATTCGCGGAGAAGGCTACTACGAGTTCCGCAACGTCTATGTACTGCGCCGTCCAGGTTTTTGGCGTTCTTCCATGAAAGTGTCCGAGTGGATCGATCTCGCCACTCAACCCGCGCACATTTCGGCAGACACCTTCACCGCTGGTCGGAACAAGATCATGCTCAAACTCGCCCAGCTTCTCGTCGAAAAGCGGCAAGCTCAAGGACTGCCTACCGAGGGAGAGCAATTCGATGCCGCATTCGCTCCGATCCTCGCTGCATTGAAGGCTCCAAAATTCACAGGACTTCGCGAAACCGTCGCCGCCCTCGAACTTCCTATTGAGCTTCCGAACGAACTCGACTGGTCCGCCCAAGAAGCCGTCGCCGAAATCGTTCAAGAAGCGGCGGAACGCAACGGCACCTTCCTCACCTCATGGGGCGAGTCGGTGTCGTATGCCCAGGGACTCGGCAGCGTGATGCTCATCAAAGGCGAGGTCGCATACGAGCAGTGGCGGAAAGCAACGATTGCGAACGACTGACCGCTGAAGCAGCAACCACTATCATGAAGGCTCGTCTATTCATCCTCACTGCGTCCCTTGCTTCCTTGGCGCACGCCAAGCCATTCCCGGTCACACCGGGTTTGGACGGGTTAGTCGTAGCCGCGATCAGGGAGCGCAAAGCCAAGGCACCGCATTTCGCGGAAGGCGCAACACATGCACTCGACATGGATACAACAAATCGGCTTCCGGAAGTGCCAAACATGGAGCCGACTGCGGTGCCAACCGTGAGACAGTTGCCGGCACATCAGGTTCCGTCTCCAATCAAACCTGAGCCAATCCGCGCACACACCATCACGCCATTCGATGCTCCGGATAACATGGAAGCAATTCCATCGTCGAAACCACTCCCGGTCATTGCGCCGATGAGCTTCGATCCGTTCACAATCAAACTACAGTTCATCTGGAGTGAGCCGCACGGCCAATGGATGAGGCAACTGCTCAAAGACATCGCGGCAGCGAAGGCGGCAGGTGACACCGATACCTACAACACTCTCACTGCCCGCTACACGGCTTGGGCGGAGAAATACCTACGCCACGATCATCCGCCCGATCTCGACGGCAAACCCGGCCGTTGACAGCCATCCCAGCCAATGCGCTCACCCATCGACCTCGACTACGTTTCCAAAGCTATCGTCGGCATCGCCTCGCCGGTGTTGGGCGTCATCACATCATACCAAGAGCAAATCGAATGGCACCTGCGTGTGGCGTCATTGCTCGTGGGCTTGGCCGTCGGCATCATGTCGCTGGTGGCGATGGTGCGGAAGTGGCGGAAAAGGTGAAAGTCGAGATGCGAAAAACGCCGCTTTTTTGGCGGCCATGTTCACAGGGTCTCTGGATAAATTCGCTCTACAAGGATGTCACCGAGTCTTTGCGCCTCTGTGCCGTTGTCGTATCTATGACTATCCCAGAATCCAAATAAGTAATCCTGCCCGCTCATTTCGTTGCTGTTCAGATAAAACAGGTAAGTATCGAGAAATAGTTGTTCAGTGTATTTGGCAATACGATTTGAACACTCAAAAAATGAAACGAAAAACCTCTCATCCTTTGGCCATTTATCTTTGATATGTTGCTCGACCCGCAGCTTGGCCCCACCCTTGCCAACATAAACACAGATCATCTTATGAATGCGGTGCACCTCGCAATAATCACCGCTGTCCACCCAAAGAAAATACACGCCCATCAATTTTTTTAGTGAACCGAGATAGTCACTAATCGTTAAAACATCTATGTTGGTCATATCCAAGTATATCGACGAACAAAAATTACTGTGATTGAGAATTTCGTTGGCTAAAGGAAGCTCTCTAAGCTCCTTCTTAGCGATAGCATCAAACACGCTGTAATCACCTTTGTATTGGCAAGGGTTGGTTTCAATAGAGCAGTCAATCATTGGTGTGGCCTGGTGTTTTTGTCGTAAAGCAAAGTCTATAAGTGTGCGTCATGGCGCATCTTCTGAATCTTTAGTTGCGGAACAAGATGCAAGAGCCCGTCCCAAGTTGATATCACTGGCTGATGGTTACGCGGATCTTGAATATCCATCTGCTCAACTGTGTAATTATGCTTTCCATAGTTGCACGCGGGGCATGCTGATACAAGGTTATCTAGGTTGGTTCTTCCTCCCAGCTTGTAGGGGACTACATGATCGGCAACTATCTTGAAGGCATGAACTGCGCCATGTTGCTGTGCGTTGGAGCCAGTAGTCGTAAAAACATCAGTACCTACTACACGCTCGAACGCCACGAGCACCTCCTTCGACAGTAATTGTAAATCACAATAGCGGCAGGTGTAGTTATCCCGCATAAAAACCTGGTGTTCGAATCTCTTCGGCTCACGGATCACATCAAAATTTTCTGGCGATACAACTGGGACTGCGATCTGAAAATGCTTCTTGCGATGCCCACCGGACGACTGACCATGTTCGACGAACCAATGTCGCATCTCATCGCTTCTCATCCTACCGATCATCATTACTGCGCCAACCAGATCTCCGTAAGCAGCGAGCTCTGCGGCCTCCACAAATATCAGCAACTGGTCTTTGAACCACGATGGCGGAGGAAGTGGTGAACGCTTATCCCATAAGGAAACGTTTGTCCCAAGATCTGAGCAACTTTTTGATTTTCGACACATTTGTGGAATAGGAAAGGCAGATTTCGTCCAGTGACACTTTCGCAGGCCGATTTCACCGACAAGCTCTTACCCTTACAGCGGAACGAATCCAATCACAATCCACCCACGCCCGTTGACACCGCTCCCCAGGAGCCATGAAAGCACTCAAATATCTCAGCTTTGTCGGGAAAATCGCGGGACTTGTTTCCGCACTCAACGTCATTCCATTCGTGGACCCGAAGGTCGGCGTGATCGTGTTCGCCGCTGCCTCGATCCTCAAGGACGCGGTGAACCGCATTGGCGACTTGCTGGACGACGGGCAGTCGAACCAGAGTTTCAAGGCCTGAATGGCACCATTTTTCGTTCGTCACAAATCCGGGGTGAGGAGGCTGCGCTCCTTGCCCCGGATTATGCGTTTGGTGCCGCGTAGGAGCACGTTCCGGCCGCACAAGGGATGGCAATATGACCAGCCCCCACAAAACCATTCCGCGTCCGTTAGGCACCGTTGGCGCGCGGATTGAACAGTATCACTCGCACTCCACTCCATTGAGGATCACCCGTCTCTTCTTGCGGTCAAAGCGGAAGGTGTTTTCCCACTGTCCATCCTTGGGCAGAATGCCGAACCACTTCTCCGCGACCTCGGGCGTGGTCAGCTCCCGGTAGTGTTTGAAGATGATCGACGCAGAGTTGCCCGCCTCAAGCGCCACCTGATCGGCACTCTGGACGATGGCAATGCGGTAACTGATGAATGAATCCCGGAGCACGTTGCGCGGCCACTCCATCTTGAGGGCGCGGGCCAACGCTGGCACATGGGTTTGCAATTCCTTCGTCCGAACGATCTTCCCTTTCCGTTCCAGTGGTGTCAGCCAGGCGGCGAGGTTGTCGCTGATCGGGATCACACGGCGTGATGCAGTCTTTGCCTGGCCGGCACGCACTTCGATGAACTTCCGCTCCAGATCCACGGCTTTCCAGTCGAGGCGTTCAAGTTCGGCCATGCGGATCCCGGCAAAGGCACCGATGGCGAGGATGGGCACCAGATCGGGCGAAGCATTGTGCAGCAGCGTCGTCATCTCCTCGGGTGAGAAGATCGTCGTATCTTCGGATTTCACACGCACCTGCTGGATCTGCTCGACGGCGGTGTTCTTCTCGTCTGGCAGGTAGTTCTGGGCCTTGGCGAAGGTGAAGAGCACCTTGATGCAGCGCAGCATCGAATTGCGCGTGACCGCCACAATATCCAACGACCGCAACCAGGCGTCCACGTCCGGCCCAGTGACTTCGAGAATCGGTCCGGGGAACTTGGCCGCAAGGCGATTCAGAGTGGTGCGGAGTTGGCCGAGATACTTGGTGCTCGCCCCGTCCTGTTCGCGGATTTTGAGCAGTTCGGCCACCACCTCCGGGACTGTGGCGCGGCGAACGATGTTGCCGAACATCTTCCCGTATTCCGTGGCCATCACCGAAAGCGATTCAGTTCCGGCCAGGGTGCGGGCGCGGACGTAATCCTCCACGGCGGCATAGAGTGGAATCCCGAGTTTTTCCAGCAGGGTCTCCGCTGCTTTGAAGCTGTCGCGCTCATGCGGCTTGAGGTCCGTCACATGCTGCATCCCGGATTGAATTCGCTGCGCCACGAACAACGCCTCCTTTTTGGCAGACTCCAGATCGTTGAACATTTTCCGCATGCGGCGGCCGTCCCGGTAGAAGCTCAGGGTGAAACGAACCCGTCCTTTGGATTCCGTGCGATAGATTGGCACCACAGCGGAGCCAGCTTTGACCTTGAGAAAAGGGCCTGCTTTTTTGCTCCGCCCCTTGGGGGGGACGTTCCCCCGATTTGTCGCCATTTTGTCGCCAGCCTCGTTCATGCCGTTGTAGGGCATGTCAACCGAGGCGGTTTTGTCCGCCGTATTCCTTTGATTATTAAAGGAAAGTGCTCGAAAGAGGACTCGAACCTCCACAGGTTTCCCTACTAGATCCTTAGTCTAGCGCGTCTACCAATTCCGCCATCCGAGCTTTGCCGTTTGGGTGGGGCGGAGGAAATAGGATGCAC